TGAGCCACCGGCAAGGCCAACACGACGAACTCCCCTGAAGCATGGTTGCGCGTGAGGCCCATGACGGTGATGTTGCTGGCAGTTAGATTGACAGCCACGACCGGGCCACCATCCGGCTGAATCAGGCTTCCCTGAGAGAATGTGTTGGAAGCGCCGATCATCACGCGATCGCCCTTGCGGAAGATGTTCTGCGACACAGGCACAACGGCCTGCGAGGGGTTGGATGCCGGAGTGAGGCCACCGGTCTGCATATCGGGCGTCGGGACTACGGCAGCCGTAAGGGTCGCGCCAAAAACAGGCTGCGGGGTCGTGCCGAGGGTCTGTATGCCGAATCCGCGAAGGCTCATTACTTCTCCTTGCCTGCCATGCGCTCGCTGCGCGGCTTGAGGTCGCCGTCAAACTGCATCGCGCTGGGCCGGTTGTAGACTCGCTCCATCGTGCGGCGGGTGACGGGCTCTTGTGTGGTGTCCTCGGTGTACCCTTCTGGAGTCCACCGGTAGCGGGAACCCTGGGGCTGCCAGTCGGACGCCTTATGCTCGTACTCTGCCTCGTTGTGGCTGTTGCAACTCGCGGAGACGCCATTTTCATCTTCGACCCGTCGGAACATATCGGCCATATAGCACCTCGCGGAACAGTGTAAGCCAACTTTGGCGCAAAGGCACTAAAAACTGTCTGCGGTTTTTCATTAACTCTTGACATCGTACCGCACGACGCGCTACATTTACGTCATGGAACGAAAGGCTACAAGCTTCCGTCTCAGCACGACAGCGCTCGCACTGATCTGCGCTTTGGCTTCCGCGTTGGGGTTGTCCCAAGTGGCAGTCCTTGAGCAGGCAGTGAGGGAGTTGGCGCGGCGTCACAAAATTCAACCCTAGCGGCAGGCCGTGTCGTGGTAGTGCATGGCATGTTGAGCTATGGCGGGTTGCGGCATGGTTTCAAGAGACGAGTCACGGCGAGCATGGGTCAGGTGCGGCAAGTCGTGGTTTGGTGCGTTAATGTCCGGCATTGCGAGTTGTGGTCAGGCCGGGCGCGGTACGGTGAGGCGCGGGTATCGCATTCATACTTTTCGAGGCACGGCCTGCTGTGTTGGGGTACGGCCTGGTCGGTCGAGGCATGGTTAGGCGGGGTGAATTAAGTCTTGGCATTGCGGGATGAGTCGCGGTGTGGCATGGCAATGCTGGGCAAGACAAGAAATGGCTTGGCGGGCTGGGGTTGGTTCTGGTCTGGTTGGGCAGGATAGGGTAAGGCAAATTCAAGGAGAGAATGATGGCAAGGAATAACGGAACAGCAACAGCAATCAGTGAGCCGACGAACGGCGCACGAGAGGCAATCGAAACCGGATTGCCGTTTATCGCACACGTAACCATCGAAGGCACAGCAGACTTGCTGCTGCACGCTTGGAACTGCGAAGCAGTCCAAGAAAAGGCCGATTCGAAGAAGGGCTCGGCAGCGAAGAAATCAGACAACTTGGAGTCCTACGTGAAGCGCAACGATGACGGCGTCATCTGCCTGCCATCCGAGTATCTGCGTATGAGCGTCATTGGTGCCGCGAAGTTCCGACAAGACCCGCGTAGCCCGCGCAAGAGCGCGATGGATCTTTTCAAGGCTGCGGTAGTCTCCCTGCGCCCCTTGTCGCCGATCACTACGGTTGCTGGTGAACTGCCGACGGCTTGGGACTACGAGCATCGATGCCGCGTTCAAATTCAGAGAAACGGCATCACTCGCTGCCGTCCGGCTTTCCGTGAAGGATGGCGGTGTGAGGTAACGCTCATGGTGAACCTTCCGGAGTACATCAGCCCCGCCGATTTGCTTGAAGTGGTTGGGTCTGCCGGCCGACTCATTGGCGTTGGTGATTTCCGGCCGACATACGGCAGGTTCAACGTGACGAAGTTTGAGATTCAGAAAGATTGATTTGGGCACGGCTGGTTACGGAAGGGTCAGCCTGGGTGCGGTTGGTTAAGGCAAGGTCCGTTATGGATTGCAAGCAAAAGAGGCTCGGGTGACCGAGCCTCTTTCTGTTTCCCATGCCATAACTAGCCATGCCCTGCCTGACCGATCCTGACCGGACCCAGCCGAACCTCGACTCGCCTGACCTTGCCACACCATGTACTTCTATTCTAGTTCGCCTTCTCGCTCCATGTCACGAGCAATATTCTCAGCAATTTCTGGATAAAGCCAGTGACTTTGATGATAGTTTCCCTCTGCATCACGAAAAGGCTGATTCATCTGTTCGGCAAGAGACTTGGGCTGAAGTTGAGGTGGTTTATTGTGATCCGCCGAATCCACATTCGCAACAAGCGATCGGAATCCGTAGCGCTTTTCGGCATCTTGAAGTTGCTTTAGACTGGTCACTCTTACAGGATTACTGTACTCGTCATGAACGTGATCTAATTCTAGAGAAGCAAACGGGTTTGCGACGCTTTCGCGCAACCTCGGTGACCGGCAGTTTCGACAGATACGTCGGACGCCCACTGGGGATATCTTGACGGTGTAGCATGGGCTTTCGTGACCGCAGTCGAGAACCATAGATAAATCCTACCATCCATCCCCGCCGCCCGCATATACGGCGTGGTTTACATCCCAGACAGCATTCCGTCCGCCAGCGAGCAGGTCCGGCGCTAGTTGCATCGCGTCTACAGGCAAGAGGACATCTTGTCGATAAAGATCCTCATCAGCCTTCGCCATATACCGCAGTTCCCGGTTCGCCTCGGCCTTCAATTGTGTCGCCATCTGCGCATCGTAATACTTGTTCCACTTAGGCCCGCGGTAGGTCTTCGCTTGGGCAATCGCCAGCATAGTCACAATATCCGAACGGATGGCGGCCGGCAGAGCATTGTTATCCTCAACCAGATTCGGCGGCTGCACGGCGGCGATGAACGGCAAAGCCTGCACGATCGAGGGAACCGGCCAGAGTTCGACCATATAGTTTCCGTTTGAATCGGGCGGCATCTGGGCTAGGGCGGTCGGGGTAAACACAGTCGCGCGCCACGGATCGATCGAATCAAGCGTCTGCTGCGTGTAGTTCAGCCGCAAGCGCCACGCCATGATCATGTTTTTGGCCACGTGGATGTAACGGATTGACGGTCCTAGCGCGTAATAATATTGCGCAATGAAGTATCCGGCAGAGTTGTACGTGATCCCAGCCCACGGCATTTCGATGGTCAGGACTTGGTTAGTCGAGTCGCAATCCGTGATCGTGTACGGCGGCGTGTTGAATCCAAGCCGGAACTGCTGGCCGACCACCGATGGATTCCAGTTGGTATTCGCGCCGTAAATCTGGTTGCTGGTCTGAGCCACGCTGACGCTGCCGCCGATGGTAAAGCCGGTCGTCGCGATCTGACCGCGGATCATCAGACCATACCAGGTGCGGCGATCGTAGATCGACCGGACGATGTTATTCAGCCACAGCTTGATGGTTTCGTAGTCGATGTCGGGGTTTTCTGTGCTCACTTCGCCAATCATCGCGGCCAGCGAGTTCTGATTCCGGATCGGCGTGACGCCTTGGTTGGGCAGTACGAGGTTCTGCTGATTTGGGTAAGGTACGCTGAATCCGCTCATCAAACCACCATCCTCGTCAGACTACGATGCCCGCCTGCCAGCCGCCCCAAGGAGATGAAAGGCGAAAGACAGAGCGGGCATCACAGCACCCTTCGCAGGGAAGTTAGAACCCGAAAGCAAGCAGCCGCAGGCTCCCGCCGTTGCCGGAGAAATCCGTGTTCGAAGCCGTCTGCTCGAATGCCGTATTGCTCGCTCCGGGCTGATAGGCATAGAGACTGCTGGCAGATGGGCTGTATTGCCACAGATAGCCGAGAGCGTTGCCGCTCAGACCGGTTACGACCGCGCCACGAATGCGGCGAAGGCCGAACCACTGAGGATCGACAAAGTACCCGCCCGTGACGTAATCGGATGCCCCGAAAGTAGCCAGGCTCTGCTGCTGGATAGTGGACGGTCCGAGGTCTGCCCGGCTGTCTGTATCTTCGGTCCAAGTGATTGCCATCGATTTCTCCTTCCTCTCGCGTCAGTCCGGACCGAGTTAGCTGCCCCAGAAAGTGCTCTGCCCGTTGACCAGAACGTCGCACACGCCGGAAGCGATTGCGGAGAACTGGACACCGAGTTGCTTGCTGACCGATGCCGACGCGCTGGACGAGGAAGCCCACGAACCGGTAGTCAGGCCGACAATCGGAACGCCAACCCCCGCGCCGGTCGTAGTCGTCGGGGCCAGTGCGCCGGGCAGGAATCCGCCAATCTGAATCCAGCCATAGGATTGGACAAATTGCAGATACCAGGCCGCCGCCGTGTTGGATGTTCCGAGCGACGTGGTGTTCGGCATCCAGTAGCCTGCAACGCAAGCGCCATTGACTGTGAAGAATGCGTCGGCAGCGTTCGGCGTGACAGTCGTGAACGACTCGTCGATGTAGTAGACCGGGGCCGGAGCGATCTGAGCAGTTCCGGTCAATGCGGCCGAGTCGTAGAAGTAAACATACTTGAAGACCGGGGGCGCGCCGTAACCCTTGGTCGAGTTGCCGGCAGTCGTCGAGAACACGGCGCTGTTGGGATACGAACCCCATGGCGGCGAGTAGACGAAGCCCAAAGGATTCTTGGCGGTGTTGTCAAGCTGCGTAAGCGGGTTTGCAAAACGAGGATAAGGACCGTACATTGCTGTTTGCCTCCGTTGAAGCCGCTCTTGCTGACCGGCGTTCTGGCTCCCTTTAAGGCGGGGAGCGGGCCTGCTGCATTACGGAGGCCGGCTAGATGCCGGTCCCCATTCCGAAACTTAGGTGTTCTGCACGTTCGCCAGAATGAAGCTGACGCGGGGCTGGGCGTTGACGATATCCCCGAGGAAGACCGTCTGACCAGAACCGTCGAGCGAATCCGGCAGTTCCTTGAACCCGGTGAAGCCGAACTGGAACAGCTTGTCTTCGGTCACGTAGGCTTGCAGGAATTCGTCGCGGTTGCCGAAGACATAGCCGGTCGGGATGTACTGATCGACCAGAAGCCGCTTGTTGCCGTAGAACTTGAGCGAAGTGGCGCCGAAACTGATCACGCCCGGATCGTCATCCATCACGCGCTGCGCCGGGAACATGCGAAGCCACATCGTATCCCAGATATTCTGCGTCATGAACGCCAGATTGGGCTGCGTGTTACCGAAGCTGCCCTGACCGAAAGCGAACTGGAGCAACTGTGTCGAGATTGGCGCATTGACGCTCTGGTAGTAGCCGTCGATTCCGGCGTTGGGGCCGGTGCCGATCGCAGCGCGGGCCAACTGGCCATACTGCGGATAGTTCGTGCCATCGTCGTTCGCGGCAAGCAGGCCGTCGAGAGCGTTGACGCCGGAGACCGTTCCCTGACCATCGCGGAAGGTGTCCTGCGCCAGATACTGCATCATCGACTGGTAAAGGTTCGTGACCTTCACCTGCACGTAGCTCATCGCGGCCTGGTTGCCCTGGTTGAGGGCGATGCGCTGGCGGCTCAGAGTGACGTTGGTGTAGTACTCCTTGGGCACGAAGATCATCGCCGTGTCGGTCTCGAAGGACGAGATGTCGAACACGCCGCCATCGACCGTCGGACCGCCCTTGAGAGGCGCGTACTGGATCGGCACCTGGATCTGGTAGCCGGAAAAGGTCTTGAAGTTGTCGGGCCGGAAGAGGATCGGGAAGATCGTCGACACCTTGAAATAGACATCCTGCACCCGAGGCACGATCCACTGGTAAGTGAATGTCGTGAGATCGTTGTAAATGGTCTGATTGCCGGTTGCTGGCATCGCTCAAATCCTCCTGAATCTTCCGGAACTTCTGCAATCGAATCTGTTGTTACATCACTTTTGGCGCAAGGTCAATGAATCCTGCGTTTTTCTTACATCGTCCAGTTGCCGCGCATGGCCTGAAATGCCTTCGCTGCGTCGTTCGCGTCCGCGGTCGGAGCCTTGCCGCCGCTCTGCTTCACGTTGTAGTCGATGAATCCGGCCAGCGGGGAATCGGAGGCGGGAAGCGAGGTGCCCGGGACATTGTTGGTCGCGGCGGCTGCGAGCCCTTCATCGACGCCCTTCTTGACGCGGGCCTCAATGCGCTTTTCAGACACGAAAGCGGCGTGTGACCTTACCAGGTCGTTCCCGTAAACAGGGCCTTCCTTGGCATAGAATTCTTCGAACTTGGCCGAGTCGAGCGGTTCGCCGAACTCCGCGCGATGGCTTTCACGAATCGTCGCGATGGTGTCGGCAATCTTTGCGCCGCGCCCGATGAGATTCGGAGTAACTGCGGCGATGGCTGCGTCCGCGATCTGCTTGGCGCGCGCTTCGACGGCGGTCCCGAACTCCGGCGACTCGAACATGCTGCGCTGGAAGCCAGCCAAGCGCGCATCGAGCGCGGCGAGGTCGATTCCGAGGGGCTGAGTGGCGGCGGGAGGGGGTACGACTGCTGGCGGCGGGGTCACGCTGCTCGCAGCACTGGCCAACCTCACCGGATCGCCGTCGACGAAAGCCTTGTAAACGGTGTGCTGGCTGGTCAGAAGGGTTGCCGCGTTCGGATTGCGGGTCAGAGCATCGCGCATTGCGGGGCGATCGGCCTCCGCGAAACTGTTCAGAAGTTCGTCAAGCTCTTCGAATGCCATGTTCTCTCCTTGGTGCTACTAAACTTTTGCGGCTAGGCCGCGATTTTCTCTTCGTATTCCGAGTTGTACCAGCGCACGATACGGTCAAATTCATCGCGTTCATATCGCAAATAAATGTCCGTACCGGCACGGCCGTGGTGATGGATATGTATTGCGCGAAGAGTGTGGGCATGGAAGTCATTTGGAGGCGTTATCGACGCTCCAGCTTCCCATTCGCGCCCGAAATCCTGCTTTATTTCGCCTTCCTCTTTGCCCCAAAAGTCGTTGCTGCCCCGGTCGCCATACCAATCGACAATGCAATCCCACACCCGCCGAGGCATTTGAACGTGGCAGAATGAAAGCGCGTCGCCTGCTCTTAGCACGACGTTGCCTCGCTTCGAGCCCATCACAAAAACACGCGCGTTGTACTCGAACCCCATATGCCGGGGATAAGAAGCCGTGTTTTTGGCGTTCACGTCTCGCGGTCGCATAACTCTCCCTACATCCCCGGCGCAGCGGTTCCCGGCGTGCCTTGCGGCGGCGCGGTTGCTGCCCCGGTCGTTCCCGGCACGGCTGGTTCGGTTCCGGTTGCTTCGGCGGTTTCCGTGCCCTCAAACGCGTCATCGCGGGCGCTCTTGATTGCCTCAGCCGCCGCCTTCATGTTTTTGGAAATATCCTTGCCGTTCGGCGTCATCTTCTCCATCTTTCCGAGGATAGAGAGGAGCTTGACGACGGCTTCCGAGAATTCGGTGTTTTGCTTGGTGTAATCCGGCTTCGCGGGGCCAGCAGGGGCTTTAGCGGCCTGCTCGTAGAAGTTCGGAGGCGCAGCGCCGGGTTGACCGGACGAACCATCGGGCATTGGGGAAGTCGCCACTTAGATTACCCGATGTTCTTGGCGTTTTCCTCTACGGAATCGCCGAAAGTCGTGGTGCGGACACCCTGGACGGACGGAGCCGACTCGCCAGAACCGGCCAGAATTCCAAAAGCCACGAAATCGCCCTTCTTCTGCGACGGCTGCGGAATGTGCTTGCCATAGCTGACTTCGAGGTCGCGCTCATCGCGAGGGCCACCCTTCTCTACGCTCATCTTGTCTGTGGGCATGGGCATTTCGCTGCTCCTTGGTACCTTGAGATTTTGAGTGTTCCGCGAGCGGACCCGAAAGCCCGCCCGTGGAGTGGAACAGTTGGAGCGCCAAATAGGCGCAATTAACCCCTGCGGGACTTGCGCTCAGACTTGCGCTCCTTGGACCGACGACGAGAATGACGGCTCATAGTCAGGTACCTCCTTCTGTTGAAGTAGGGGGGTTTTTTCGAGAGGCCCTCCGCCTCAGCAGGGCATTGCTGCCCGACGCGATAGAGTTAACATCACTTTTTGCGGAACGTCAACAAATCCTGCGGCGGAATTTCGTGCTATTCTTCTCGCAATGCCAACGGAGTAGCAACGATCACCGTTAGGCCGGAGGGTAAAATTATGCAAATTGGACACGGAAAGCAAGGTGTTTTGATTGGGCAGTACGAGGGCGACCGGAGCACCGCCGAGCCATCTTTGATTGAAAGCCCCAGCCTAGCCGATATAGAACATCGCACCGACCAGAATCGCATTCTTGGCTACATTGAACCCGCCTGCGACAATCCCCAGTGGATTCTGTGGTTCACCGCAAAAGGTGATGCAATCCTCTACACCAAGAGGGGGCCAGATGGGGCGGTCGAAGGTGACGCAGTCGAGGTCAAGGGTCGGCAAGAATAGCCTACAGCCTCCGAAAACCGGACCGCCGCGCCTGCATCCGGCTGGCCTGCCGACTTGCCCTGCGCAGTCCGCGCTTCGGGCCGACGCGGTTGGGGAGTTTGCGAAGATTGGGGGTTTCATTCGCCCATCGCTGGGCCGTCCCGCGTTTAAGTTCGCCCCGATTTTGTTTAGCAAACATGAGCCTTTGTTGAGCCTTAGATCGAAATCCGCGTCCGTTCGGCATGTCAATCCTCCCAATCTGGAATTTCGACTGTCTGACCCGCGAGTCTATGCGTGCAATCGGAAAGAAATTCGATCTTCCCATCTCGGATAAACGTGTGGCATATGGGCTGTGTCGGATTAGCCCCGCCTACATTGACGAGCACTGAAGGGGAGAGCGTGGGCGAGTCAAATGACCTGTTCCATTGCCACGCCTTGCCTGACTTATGTCCGTTGACCGGAACCCCATGGTCACCTTCGCATCCCGGGCAATGCCATGCCACGTACTCTGACTCTATTTCGTGGAATTTAGCCATCACTTCTTTCCTTTCTTGCCAGCCGCCTGCCCGGCCAGCGCCGCCATTGCCAACTGCTGGAGTGCCTCCGCCGCCATTTCCTTCTCGTTTTCGGCCAAATCGATATTGGCTCCGGCAGCATTCAGGGCTCTGAGCACGTTCTTTTTGGAAATCAGTCCGCCGCGCTGAAGCGTCACGGCCAGTTGCGCCCTCTGCTCCCGGTCAAACGACAGCGCCGACCCTGGCCGGATGGAGAACTGGAACTTGCGCACGAACTTCTCCGGCAGCATCCCGCCCTGAATCATCGACCCATACATCGGCGAGAAGTCCCACGACGTCATGCCCTTTTCGCCAAGAATCGCCGTCCGATGGCCAATTGAATAGAACTGGAGCATGTTCGAGACGACCATCTGGCCGGATCGGTTCATGAAGTTTTCGAGCCGTCTTCCCATCAGCCGGACCATGCCGGAGCGCGCATTCTGAATCAATTCCATCGTGTCGTGCGACGGAATCTGCTCCTTCTGCGCAGCCGCATCGATCGCCGCTGAACCTGTGGTCTGGTCCATCTCCCGCATGAGCATCTGGGTATACCACTGCGCCGCGGTCGGGAACTGAGGTTGCTCGCGGAACTTGGGGCTCTGGCCGCCGGATCGGAGCGGGTTATACTCGATCTTTCCGCCCGAAATCGTCGTCGACAGATTGTCTAGGTCAGATCGGGACACGGCATCGGTTGGGGTGATGATCGTCGGCGTCAGTCCGGCCTTGATCGTTTCGAGCATCCCGGCCATGAGGCGGTTCAGGATGTCCTGCGGGCCGATGAGGTTGCCGGTAACAGACATCGACCCCGAAAGCCACGCAGTGCGCAGCGGCAGGAACTCGACATACGGCCCTGGCCCCATGTTGTGAAAGTAGGGGTTGCAGGTATCCTCCATGACGCGACCGCCGGCCACCGAAAAGCATCGACCCCTCGGGAAAAGCGGCATCCCCGGCTCGACCCAGTACGACCAGTTCGCGCCCTTGCGGCCTACCAGTTTTGTCGTCGAAGACTCATTTTTCGCGCCATCCCGCAGCCAGAAGATGCGCTCCTCGACGGTTGGGTAAAGCGTATCCGTGACCCCAAGACCGCCCTTGACCCCCAAAACCTGCTGCATCTGCGGCGAGAACTTGCCCCATTGCTCCGACGAAACAGAAGATGGCCGCATCGGACGGAGCGCGCTTGAGTCTGCCCCGGTATCCGGCTTGACCAGTTTGGCCACATCGCCATAGCGGCGCCGCAGGGCTTCAATCGTCACCTGGCGCGTCTCGATCAGGCATTCGCAGTTCTCGATAGGACCATCGCCGCCGAGTTTGTAAAGTTGAAGCGGGTTGATCGCCAGCAATTCGACGTCGCCCATGCCGCCCGACCGGTGCGGGTTCCACTGAACCTTGCCGACGCCGTAGGCCAACAGGCCGAAGCCGATGATGTCCTGCAATGCGTCGTGGTAATCTGGCGTTACCCCCCACGGTTCGAGCAGTTCGCCGATGATTCGCTGGACTTCGGAGTAACCGTCTTTGGTGTCGTATACCTTGATCTGCGGCTCCGGCTTGCCGTCTGTCAGGAGCGAAACCAGTTCCCAGTATTGGCGGAACATGCGGTTCGTGACGGGCCGGGAATTGCCGTAGGCGGTCGGTCTGGCGGGCCACTGGCTGCCGGAAAGATACTGGACGATTCGGGGGATGAGCTTGGAATAAGGCTGCTGACCCTGCTTTTCCTTCGCCTGAGAGAATGCCGTGTCGGACCACTGGACTACGTCGCGCTCAAGCCGGTCCCAAGGAAGCGGCAAGTCGCGCGTCATGCGCTCCGGGGGTGGAGGCTGGTTGCCGGGGCGGAGAATTGCGGGAGTCGCCATGTCGCGGGGTAGTATCGCATGGCGATTGCCTTACCACAATGGAATCAACTCAAGGGGTTCGTTGAATTTGGTGCGCTTTCGACCGGCGCGGGGGGCACTGGCCGACGCGGAGCCGAAATAATGCCCGCAATTTTTCCTTCAACACTCATGCGCCACCGTGCCTGAGTGCATTCGTGACAATCGCAGCGATTATGCTGCTGATTCATAATGTTATCGATCCATCCATTTGCCATGATTAGCCTCCTCAGTGCAGATTCCGCGTCACAAACCCCGGCGTCGCGCTCGCCGCAGGCTTCGGCCCGGCAAAGGTGAAGTCGCCCGCCTGCTCCCGGCCATCCGAGGGCATCAGCAGGCCACTGTCGCTTTCGACCAGGTTCGCGAACTGCGCGCGCGGTGGCTGCTTCTGGCCATTCGCGCCTTCCATCGGCGCAGCCCCGGCATTCGCATTGATCCCCATGGCCGCAAAGATTGGCGCAAGGGCTTCCATCTGGATTTCGGCGCGCTCCAGCTTTTTGCGCAATTCGATCACTTCCCGCGCCAGCCCAAGAACCTCACGGCCGCGCTTGATGCCGAGTGAAGCAATCTCCCGAGCGTGCTCGCCTTCGATCAGGACCGTATCCGGATCGGCAAGCGCCGTGACTGCGGAACACATCGTCGTATTGAGATTATGCTCGAACTTCTGGCGCAGTGATTCCAATACTTCCGGGTAGACCCAAAGAGTGAGCGTGACTGTGTTCGGCGGCTGCTTCTCCACGAAGTCGGGCTTGTCCATGCGCGGATGGAGCTGCATCAGCTTGCCGTAAGTGAAGGTGTGCAGTTGGTTCGCGCATCGCGCCGCCATACCTTCTGTCCGGTGGCCGCCTTGCTGCGCGATCATTCGCGATGGATTCCCCGCGCGGTCGCACGCTGGACACCAAATCGTTTCCATCTTCGCATTGCTCATGGCTACATCCTAACTCAAAAATCGCCCAAGTCGCCCAACGAACTATCCCAAAGCGATTCATCCGCCCCAGGGCTCGCCGCGCCATAGTTCCGGCCAGTCGCAATCCCGTACTGGGAAACCAACTCCGGCGTGATGTCGCGATCCACCATGCCCGCCTGATACAGCTCCCGCTCGATCCCCTGGCCGTGATGGATGACCGAAAATGCGGTGTTGGCCTTTGATACCATGATCGGTTTGATCTGGAAACCGGGGTTCTTCTCTACGATTTCCTCGGCCTCGCGTAAGGTTCGCTTCTGGGCGCGCAGACGGAATAATTGGTCGTAGACGCCGTAGATGACTGCGCCGACGGGGGGGTGGAGGTGGCGGACGGCCGGTGATCCCGCCGTCTTGTCTCCATCGGTCGCCGGTCTGCGGAGTTCGAGCATCGTCTGGCGAAGACAGTATAGGCCGATGCATATCGAGATTGCGGCGTCGTCGTGCCCTTCCAACGCGGCGAATGACTCACCCTCTACCTCGCAGGCCCGGAGTTCTGCCAACGTGTACTCGCTCTGGATGATGATGCCATTTTCGAGCAACGTTTCGTTCATCTTGGCGCGAAGCAATGGCTTCGTCTTGGACGTGGTCTGCCAGTGGAGGAAGGGCTTAAATGGATTCTTCACGCGGTCCGTATTGCGCGGCGTGTAGAGGTTTGGGTACTCCAACTGATTCATCAGATAGTCTGCCGTCGCAGTGCCGGGGCCGTTGTACTCGATTGCCACCTCGGCCCGGTTGAAGTAGTGGCCAATCGCGTACACGATGCGCCCGAATGCCTCTGGTGGCTCGTACCCGACCCATTCTCCGACCTGCACATCCGGCTCATTGAGGAACCCTGCACGGATGATCTCGACCACGCTGGGGTCTTGCCCGATGCCTTCGCCCGCATCGCCGGAGATATAGTAAATCTTGCCGGGGTCGGGTTGCTCCCATAGATACAGCCTTCCACCTACGCTCTCACGCGGCGGCAGGTTAACATCCCGATAGCTTCCGTCTTTGGCTATCATATATTCCAAGAGGACTTTAGGAACTACGCCGCGACCTTGGAAGATGATTTCTCCAACCCAATTCGGCTTACGGACGTTTGCCTCCTGCTCATCCAACTTGTGCCGAGCGAAGGCACCCATGCCGGAGGACTGAAAGGCTTCTCTCGGGCTGATGGGAAAGCATTCCAGGTGGCCGTAAGCGAATCCAGACTCCTTGATCGAGTCCTTCATTCCCCGGCGCCGGAAGTTCCAGAACTCATTCGGGATGTCGAAACCTTCCTCCATCTTGACCCGTGTCGTTACTTTCTTCTCCGCGTCGGTCAGAATGAATGGCTGCTGCTTTGGCCGGATGATGCGGCGGTTTTTGCCATCGCGATAGCCGGGGAGAAACAGCGGCTTCCAGTCGCCGTCGTCGTCTTCTGGATCGTTAGCCCCTTGCCATAGGTTATAGAAGAATCCATTGGACCCCCACGCGGTCGACTCGGCGATGGCGATTGTATCCGGCGCGTTCATGGTGGGCTTGATGTCGGAGACATATAGGTCGGAACTTGGCCAGCGCGACACTTCGGTGAGATGAAGACTGCGAATCGATTTGCCAATGGCAACGCCGGTATCGCGCATTGCGTGCGTCGTAACTAGAATTGTGCCGAGACCCGGATCGGAGGAGCGCATCGTCTCATCTTTCCTGCCGAATTCGAGGTACTCTCCACGATTGTGATACATTCTTTCCGGCCGCATCCACCAAGGTAGCCTATCGTAGGCCACGTTTACCTTGCGCTGCACCCACGCCGCTGTTGGCGGGTCTTGCGCTACGGTGAGAGTAAAGGCGTTGGGCAGAAAGAACGTGCGCCAGCACATGACTCCGTTAGAATACTCGGTGATACCCGACTGGCGCGGCTTGAGGATAACGAGAAACGACCGCCCATTTTCAGCAACAGATGTGCTAATGGCATCCTCAACCATAAGTTGAAGATCAAAGAGCGGATTCATGCATGTGAGGATGCCGCGATCGGTCTGAATGACATGATAGTTATTCAGGTAGTAGATGCGCGATTCTATACATCGTCCGATTTCCTCTTGAATGAACGATGATTCCGCTGGAGACAGGAATTGCCACGCAAGCGCCCGTTGCTCTTCCGCACTACCTTTTGGAAGTTGCTTCTTTGCTTCTAGCAGTCGCTGGTCTAAGGCTGTGATGCCTTGATCCAGGTACGGGTCTGCGCGATTGTACGTCACGCCGCTATTTTACTCCTTCTTATTTCTGGGGCCTTTTCTGTGGTCAATCTTGCTATATGGCGGCACATCGCCGTAGTCCTCTCTTGGGAAATTTAGTGAGGCGAATTCTCCGTGCAGTTGGATGGCACCAATATCCCTCGCCCTAGCCGCTGGAATCGGATCTGAAAAGCTTCCAAAGGTGTATTTCTTGCCTTCGTGGTGCAAATACGCAGTATAAGCCGCGGGGCGAAATCTAACCCCTTTAAGTTTACTCACTGAGCTGTTTCTGACTTTTGTATTGTAGTTCTGTTGGGAGCGAGTTGCGAAGCGTAGGTTTCTTCGCGTGTTGTTCAGCGTCTCGTTCCGTTTGACGTGATCCACTTCTTGATCTGGTCCAGCGTCCATGATTAAGCGATGCATCAGGACCGTATCCATGCATGAACGTCCACGTTGATACGCGTAAACTCTTTTGCTCTTTTTTGGTACAACAACAGTCCACGCCTTCGTTCCTATCTTAGGAAGGTCTTCCGCATCAATCTTCGCAAAATACCCACGCGTCAGAGGGATCAGGAAGCACTTTCCATCGTCAGTTGGTATCGGGGTTATGTCGCGTCCCGTCATAGGAGCGATCCATCGGCCATCAATAATGCGTGTTACTATCGGCTTGCGGGGTGTCATGCGAGTCAACCTCTCGTATGGTCAGATTATCGCCGGGTGTGCCACCATCCGACACCCCAATTATATCCTCATACCGTAATGCTTTTTACAGCCTTCTCTCGCCACTCATCCTCGCTCATCGCCCCCGGATGGTCGGCATCGTGGTGCTGCCATATCCGCCACCGCATGACCGTTCCATCCTCCGAGCGCGCATCCAGCGGGAAGTCGGGATCGCCGCCGTACTCCAGAAATGGATGGCACGGGCAGTCGGCAGAAAGCGTATGCGCTCCGGACATCTCGGGTTCCGCTCCGGAATCGAAGCGCACCATCGGGACTACGTGGTAGGCGATAAATGCTCCGCTCTCGTCGTTACGCTCTTCGAATGCTCCCCATGCCATCGCCAATCTCCTTTTCGTACTTCCATGAAGTTAGTCTACCCGCGCATTGGTCCGAGCAGGTCGCCTTCAGCCTTCTCGCCTGGCCGGGGCTGTGCGGCTGCCACGCGAACAGGCGCTTGCACCACTCGCAGCGCAGGTTGAGTTGCGGGATCGGCTTGCCCATCGCCTCAGCCCTCTTTCGCCATGCACGAGAACAGCCAGAACTTGAACTTGTCTACGAGGAAGTTCGCCTGCGCCACAGTCAAACCATTGTCTAGCGAGTAACCCCGGCCAGTGCTCTTGAGAGTGTAAATAACGAAAACCTCTTCGATATCATCGGCCTTGGCTGCCACCGTCGCGGCGAGGTCTACGATGCTGTCTATCTGCTCATGATCCACTATTCGCCGTCCTCATCTTCAGAATCCTCGTCTTCGTCTAGTTCATCGCCATCCTCATCCCCCTCTGCATCTTCGGCATCCGTCGCATGGGCCACCACTGCATCGATAGTCGCCGCCTGTACCCCATCCGCCAGCGCCAAACCTCTCTGCGCCCGGATCGCACGAATCACCGCCTCCGGAGACGTCAGGCTGTTCGGCGTAACCGGCGTAGCGGTGTTCATGATGTTCGTCTGGCTGCGCTGATCGATGCTCACCAAGGGCTCTCGCGGCTGGACGGCCACAGCCACCCCGCGCCACTCGTTCACGGCCTTGAGTTGGGTATCGTGGTCCGCCTCGCGAATCGATTCCTGCAACTGGACTGCATTCCCGGTCAGCGAGTCTAGCGCCACGACTTGCCGCGTCACCAACTTAGTCGCCGTCATCCCTCTGGACAGCGCCTCACTCACTTGGGGCAGATGCTGAAGCAGAATCTTGCGGACCTGAATCGCCGTTTCCTCACCCGAATATCGCTGATTGTCGGCGCGGACCTTGCGGATGGATTCTTCGACGGTCGATTCCTTGACGCCCTCCTGTGCTGCGATGTCCGCGACGATCATGCCCGACTTGAAAGCATGGTATCGGCGACGGTCGGCGGCGCCGGGTTCGGCGGTGTGGCGCGCGCGTTGGGCTTTAGGAGGCATATGCTCTCGCTCCCAACTTCTTTCTCTGGGTCTTCGACATCAGGAGCATCATCGAGGCGAGCTTTTCGCACTCCGCATGTCCCATTTCGCGGGCATATTCGACGCAGAATTTCACATTCCCATCTTCGATATTCCCATCATCTAGAACAATGTGCAGACAACATCCCACGCAACTGCGGCGATATAGATCGCGCACGAACGGCTCAATTTCCGGGATGGTCGGCTTGGCGACGCTCATTCCCCCAACTCCCCTTTACCGCTCAAGTCTAAGCCATCCTCAGCCGCCATATCATCGAAATCCGCCATCGGCTTCATTGGTGGGGCCACCTGCTGCGCCTCTTCGAGCAAGGAAGCATACGCGCCAGCGCCGGCCGCCGGAGGTGCCGAACCAAAATGGCTGATCCCGTTGCGCTGCCGATTCTGGAAATACTGCTGAACGCGAGCATTCTTTTCCTCTTCCGTCAGCCCGGCGAATGGATCTGGTTGCGCGGCCCATCGGTTCTGTTCGGCCAACATCCGGGCATCGTCCGCCGCTTCATCCTCAATGCCGAAGGTTTCCGGGCCGGTGTCGATGGCTGGTTGCGCGTAGATCGCCTTGGTCAGGGTCGCTACCGCCGCGCTCATCTGCTTCGAGGACCGCTGAATCGCGAGCGAAGCGTCATGCAGGCGTTCGGCGTCCATTCGGGAGAGGGCCAGAGCGACTTCGCTGCGCAGCTTCTCGATCTGCATCGTATTCTCACGCCGGAACATATCGAGCGCATTCCGGCTGGCCTTGAAATGGTCGAGGATGAGCGTGGCGTAGTTCTTTGACTCGGTGCGCTGCATCGATGCTTCGCGCCAAAGGGCAAAGGCGAGGACGGCGACCACGGCAAGCACGAGCCCGAGGAGAAAGCCGATTGCGATTAGGGCTAGATCGTTCATGCAATCACCTTTACTTTCGGCCACGCCGCCGACCCATCCGCGAATACCAGCGCGGGAAAGGTCGGCTTGCCATCTATCGGGATTCCGCTCGCCCAAAGTATCTGCGACGAAGCCTTTTCAATGATGACTTGCTGGCTGCGATATTCGCACTCTTCATTCCTGCAAATCGTAACGATGAAGGCGCTCTTTTCGTTCATGCAGTTGCGATTAAGTTGGCCGCAGGACGGACAGGGAATTTCGTCCTTTAAGTAGATAGTGCCGCCGATACTTAACATGCTCATTGCTTTCGCGCCTCCATCATGGCGTTAGCCATCAAATAGCATCGCCTTGCCATCTCTGAGTATGTTTCAATCCTGTCTTTCATCCAGTCCGGAGATGCTTGGAGCGCCGCCATTGCGAACTGGTCGCGGAGGTTCGCTTGGGGCTCCATGACCTCAATGGCGACGTGATTGCTGAAGTCTAGGCTGTAGAACCGTTCACGGCATAGGGTACATTTCCATATGTTTAGGTATTCATTGGTGACGTCGAGTATTCGCTCTACGTGGGCATGGGTGCAGTAGCCTGCCGGGTCGATTCTTTGGGATTCTTCGCTCATGATGACGTCTCCTTTTCCGATTCATACATCCGCGCTATGCGCCGATCATACTCCGGTGAGCCGATGGCGAAGCCCCACTTCTTGGCAAAGTAGTCGCGGTCCCTGTCCGCCTGCCGGTGAACCTCAGCCCAGTTTGGCGCGAGCCGATGGCTCGCCCCGCCATAATGCCAGCACTGGATGTCGAGCTGCGCCGTGGGGATGCCCGCATCGATCAGCCTTAGCTTCAGGTCGCAGTCGGAAGCGTAGTTGAAGAATCCTGGATCGAAGAAATGGCCGTGAGCTTCCACTAAAGCCTTCCACGTCCAGCCGCGAATCAGAGGGACGGCCATGTGAACATCGCCATGAATGCGGTGAACGTCCTCCATGACCATCGGCGGGTTCTGCCCATCCATGCTCGCGGCGACTACGCCTTGCGGCCATTCCAGCATCTTGCGGTAGAGATTCGGAGGAAGAACAACATCGTTCGGGATGCCGAGGAAGTATCCATGCTTGTCGATCAGCGATTCGCCGTGATGGTTGGCGAGTTTCAGTGGCGATTGGTTCTCAGCCCTGTTGAAGATAAGGGCGCGCGTCTCGCCCGCCAGCCATTGCAGCGTATCGGGACACGTCGACCCGTTGTTTAGGATGCGTATCTCGACCGGGATATCCTGGGCGATCGCCGATTCGAACGCAGCCCGGCTCAGTTGGCTTTGCCGCGGCGTCCGGTCGTAGACCACCATCAGAATCGGGTTCATGCCAGCAAGCTCCGAGATACCGCGTCATCGGCGAACCAGAGGCATATCCATGAGTCCTCGATGTGGAAGACTCTGCGCCCCTGCTCGAACTCGACCAGATACTTCGCCACGCCGGGAAAGTCCGCATTGCTGTAGTCGTGCCATGCGACGACTTTGGGATTGAGCCGCAATGCCGCTTCCGTGTCCGCCTTGATGCCTTCGTAGGAGTGGTCGCCGTCGATGAAAACCATGTCTAGTCGGCAACCGGCGCGAGCATTGGCGAACTTCGGGGCTGTCGTGAGGAGTTGCGAAATGCGAGTCTCGCACGGCTCGCCAGCGTATGCCTTGGGCTTGTCTTCGATGTCCAGTGTGAACACGAAAGCCTCGGTATTCATCGCCAGATGCATCGACGTCCACCCGCAGGATGTGCCGACTTCGAGGATCGTCTTGGCCTCAACGACTCTTGCCGCCGAAATCAGGACCAGCGTCTCAAGCGAAAATATTGTCAGCGACTCGCGGCCCGGAACGGAAGGGATGACGAGGTGCGCATGGTTCTCTGTCCCGAGTAGGCAGAATAGCTTGTATGGGCGAATGTCATGGATCATTTCTGGGCTGCTTTCTCGTTGCGTAGTAGGCCGATTCCGAGGACGGACGGCTTCTTTGGGGCGGATGTGCCCTTGCGGAGTTGGGGCACTATCGCAGTGCCGTGTGGACTATGGAGAGTGGGAACAGTGTCAGCCATTGGCATTCTCCTTGGAATGCTGCCCACGGCGGTAGGCTTCGATAATCTGCACATCATGGATGTCGTTTGGAACGGTGAAATTGGTATGTATCCCCGGCGGGGCCAGCAAGTCTTTGACCGCTTCTGGAACTTCCGGTTCTGGCGCGATGAACATGCGGCGCTGCCATGCTTCGCATAGCACCCATGCCTTGTCGGTTACAAATTCCCGTGACATATTGATGCGTTGAGGGGGTGAGGGTAAAATCGGATTCTCCGACAGCCAGCGCAGGGCGGCTTCGAGAGTGGCCATAACATGCGCCTTATCTTCCATGCAGCGAATAGGCCAATTCTCACTAACCGCCTTCAACATCCCATCCGGCACTTTTATCCTTCGCTCTCCCATTTCAAAGCCTCCATCATTGCTTCCCGCCAACTGTCGAACATCCGCACGTTGGACTGCCTCCGGCGCTTCAGATCCTGAAGCGAGGAACATGCGGCGCTGCCATTCGATAGGAAGTTCCCGATATAGAGACGCATTGCTTAATCCCACGCCTCTCGCATGTAGATTTCCGCACATCTCCGCTATATGTAACTCGCTCGGCAAAATCGGATTCTCCGACAGCCATCGCAGAGCGGCTTCGAGCATCTTGTCTAGAACTTGATCATCCCACTTATTCCCATGGTGGTTTTCCGCATGATGGAACACCTTCAGCATCCCTTCTGGGGCTACGATCTTCTTTTCACTCATAACTTCCCTCCATGCCCAATCAACCTGCGCATCCAGCACCAAACCGGCGTCATCGGCACCCGCTCAACTGCCATCGGCGCGCACTCCTTGTACCTCCGAAACGCCGGAAACTCAAATCCTTCCAGCGGGTTCTTTCTTCGGACCACCGGAGGCTCGGCCCTGTAAAGCGGCTTGCCAACACCCTTCTTGCACTTCCGCTTCGGGTTCTTCTTTACTTCGCGCTTGACGCCCAGCAAGTCCCGCAAGGTGTGCAGCGCATTCGCCCAGGCCCGATAGTCCGACGGCGTTGCCGGAACTGTGAAAATCTTGCCGTCGGAGAACTTGTAAATCAGGTGGTTCTTAGAGCGCACCAGAACCGCGCCATGCGCCTTCAATAGTCGTTCAACTTCGTCCTGTGCGCTCATGGTTCAGATGGCTCGGATTGTGGGTCCACGAACAATATCGCCTCATCAAAGGTCATGCCTCGATAGTGCAGCATCGCAGATAGAGCAACCCAAAATGACATGTCTCTGATGTACTGATGGTCGTGCTCGCTGAATCTCCAATGCTTCTGCAAACCCGCCACTCGCGCCATCCATCCGCACGCGCGTATCAGAAATGTTCTTACGATACCGTGTTTTCCGGCCATGGCCACACCCCACTTCTTTAGTAGTCCCTTTCTTTACCCCACCGCTGCCGCCCCAGCCAGTCCTGCCTCAGATTCCCCGTAGATGCTAAGGATGTTCGCTCGTCCTGCGAGCCTAGACTGTGAGCGGCAACGGCAAGCTTGCTATGACCCAGAGAGCCAATCGGCCCAGTCTGGCCATGCATTATTCCAGTCGATGTAGCCGGGCAGCGTGGCGCCTGCCTTACCTTCCGGCGTCAAGGCCAACTCGACCTTATCGGCCCAATCAGAAGGCTTGAACGTCGGGCGATGTATACACCATCCAGGCTCCTGCCGATACCCGACCGGCTCAACCTGTAACCATTCCGGCGTGAAGTCGGCGCCACCAGCATAAGTCATGTGAACGACCGGAAGGCCGCAACCCAAGGCTTCGCTCAGAGGATAACCCCAGCCTTCTGACCCAATACCAAGCGCAGCATCGCACGCCGACAGCCCCCACGCCATATCCTCATCCGAGATACGATCCATGGTGATCATCACGCGCTTGTCCATGCCGTACTGCCGGATCAACGCGAGAATGTCCCAGTAGAGCGAAGTGCCCATGCGAGGCTGCAGGCCGTCCGTGTGACCCCACAGCAGCACGTCATGGCCGCGCCGGATCAACTGCGCGCAGGTCTCGAAGGCCAGGCCCCAGTCTTTGCGGAATGAGTTCGTGGCGACCACAGACAAGAGCACCTGCTCATCGTGGATCAGCCCCGACTTCGCTCCATTGGTCAGCCGCGAGATCATCGTTTGCCGCGCTAACTTGCGGTCGCGAGGGTAGAAGACGGACGTGTCGAGGCCGTGCGGCAGATGCGGAATCTCCAAATCAACTCCGCCCCAGTGCAGCATCGTCTTCTCGATCACGTCAGCCCCGTAGCACGTATACGCCAGCACGCGGTCGAATCCGGAGAGCGCATCGGCCCCCTGAAAGCCTAGGGTGCCGTCCGAGCAGTTGCCGTCCACCGGACAGTAGAGCCACTTCTCGAATGGGTTGCTTTCGAGGAACGTGCGGATCGGGTGGCCTTCGGGGAGGATTTCGGGCTTGGATAGCCACAACACCCAACTTGGATTCCAGCAGGTGAAAAGAATGCCCTTGCGCACAGTGCCCGGCAACGCGTCAAGCGAATCTTCCTGCCTGCCGTCTCCCACTCGTCCGGCGAAATCTTCCCATACCTGGGGCAGGTCCAGCGGGATCATTCGATCAAGATGCTGGATGGTGTAGTTGGGGAAAGGATACTTCGACGAAGTGGATATCGGGCCACCGACTCCGTATGTGCCGATTCGATATTGAGGCAGCTCGGCATGGGCGCGAACAGCGATGTCGCGAAATATCCGAGCAAGCCCAGTCGTGCTTGAGATCGCATCGGAAAGCATTAGCATCGGGGTCTGGATCACTTGTCTTCCTCCTGCCGCTTCTGCGCAGCCCTGACAAATGCTTGGGCCACAGGTCCGACAATCTTCGGGTCAACTTCGCCTGTGCCTTTTGCTGGGAATACCGCTTTATCCTTGTCGGTCCTACCCAATGATCCATCGAACCCATAGAGGCTTTCCTCGATGGCGTTGAACTCTTTGGCTAAATTGCTCATTTGGTCACGGCCAAGCGTATGCATGAGGAACGCGTAGAACTTATTGGACCATTCCTGACGCTCTGCAAACGCGCGATGCTCGTTCATGGCTTTTGCCATCGCGTGCCACCTGTCTGCTTCGGCGCGTAGCGCGACAAATTGCGACCATGGCCAGATTTTGTTAATCCAGTTGATATTCATGCGTCTAAATCTACCTTTCCTTTGTCCTGAAGCTCAACCGAAACTTGCTCGGGACTCTTGGCAACAAACTCTTCAATACCTTCATCGGTGCGATAGAAGACCACCGATGCGTCGCACCGCTCCATAACTGACGTGGTATCGACGCCCATGATGTATAACTTTCCGTCCAGCCGAATATGCCGCCATGGCGTGTGGACTTGATCCAACAGTGCACAGCACGCATCGCCGAATTCTTGAGCTTTGAGGAAATGGCCGTTGACCGAATCGCGCTGGCGGCGCAGATCGCGAATCTCGGACCATGGCCAGATACGAGTGAGTAGCCAGTTCATAATTCCCCGCCTTCCTCTTCAGTGCGTTCGAACAACTCAAATCTCTGGTAACGAAGCCGCTTCCACATTCGCTCTGACAGCCTCGCCGCGCCACGCACGACGTCCGACACCTGCTGAGGCGATATCCCATACTTCCGCGCCGTCACCGAAAGGCCGTTGGCCTCAACCTCCGAACGCAGCGCATCGATCACTTGCTCGCGGGTGAGGAGGACGCGCTTTGTGGGGGTGTCAGTCATTTGATGAGCGTGTAGCCTTCTTCGAATGCGGCGGCGGGGCTGAAGGATTCGTAGCCGTCTGGATACACCACGTAATACCAGCCAGCGGCGGGCGTCGGCTTGCCGCGCAGATTGAACCGCTTCGGCGCAAATGGCGCATCGAAGTGAACCATCGCTATCGGATTTTCATCCGTGGTTGTATCTGTGCCGAGGTCTTCGACTCGCACAATTTTCAGAGCCCAGACTTTCTTGTGCGACTGATACTGCGGCATTGGCGTAGTTGCGCTCATTGCTTCTCCTTCGCGTCCGGCATCTTCGACCACAGACGAATGACCTCTTCACGCCGTGTGCGTTCCTGCCGGGCCAGTTCGCGCTTTTGTTCTTCGGTCATCGGGCTAGATGTTCTGCGGGGGTTCGACGTAGCAGGCGACGGCCAAGTTTGCAGCCATCACCGACTCGCGAATCTTGCGGATTGCGGCCGTCTTGTCGGCGCACTCGGGAACGTGCTTGTTGACCGTCTCCGCATAAATCTTCGCGGCAGTGCGGATGTCGTTGTACGCGACCAGTTGCTCTGGCGTGGGCGCGTGATAGGTGAACCAGTTGTTAATGTCTGCTTGTGATGGCATCGTCTTCTCCTTTGTGCCTTCGTGGCATGGTGGTTACTCCTACGGATTGGCTACGACTACAGATTCGTTCCGTCGCTTGAGTCCCTGAATGTCGTTCTCGCCGACGTCTACCCAGTGCTGCTTTTGCTGCTGGATGTACGAGACCGAAAGGGCAAGCGCTTCCTTGAAGTTGCTCGCAGCCACATTCGCATACTCCACGGATGATCTGCCCCACTGAAGTTCCCAAATCGATAGCGTAGTCATGATTGATTGCCTCCTTAACTTCTGCGCGGGGCCGGACTCCTACCGGCATCTCCTGCCCGGCGTCCCGGGCTCGCTCTCTCTGCTTAAGCTACCCGCGCATTTTCCGTGACGCACCCACGGAACTCAATCCTTGCCAAACATCCTAACTCGCGTGCGGTGACCACAGCCGGAACACTGTGCCCACTTCTGACCGCCATCGAATCCAACATCCTTGCCGCAGAAGGTGCAGGTAAATTTTCCGCCTAAATGTGGCTGGGCAACAGCAAATAGGACCATTAAGGAGAAGATCAGCGCTACCACTAACACAGCTTCTATCATCTCAATACCCTCGCAACTGCTTCATCTTCTCTTCAAGCTCGGTGCGGTTTGTCCGGCCTACGTTAGCGCACTCGTGATACACCTCGCGCATAAAGTTTTCTGCGAGACGGACAATCTGGCCGGCATTGTCCTGGTGGCGCTGAAGGGCCGTCTTGAGGTCCAATTGATACCTGACATTGGCATCCTTGTTCATGCACTCTTCGAGGAGCCGCTTACTCGTTCCAGCATCTGCACGGGCAGCAGCCACGCGCTCATTGGCATCTCGCACAGCCTTTTCTGCCACTCCTGCGAGTTGACCGTATTCAACAATCGTCAATGTTACGGTTTGTCCATCGTCGCTGAATGTCATATGAGTTCCTCAATACCCCAACATCTGCTGCTGGCCACCGGGCATCACCGGCACCAGCGACTTGCGTACCTCGCTCGCCGCCTCAACGTCATCGGCCACGATAGCCTCATTGGTCAGCAAGAGACCTGCGATGCTGCCAGCCGCCTGCAATGCCGTGCGGGTCACGCGGGCTGGGTCTATGACGCCAGACTTGAGTAGGTCTTCAAACTCTCGCGTCGCGGCGTTGTAGCCGAAGAAGTTGTTTTGGCGAAGCTCCAACGGAATATCCGTCTTGACTGACCTGACGTGCGCCTTTCGCCTACGCAACTCCGCCACGATCTCGCCACCTTCGCCGCCAGCATTCGACACGATCCGCTTCAACGGCGCTTCGCAAGCCTTCGCAACGATCCTGAATCCGGCCAACTCATCCTCGTTCGCCACATTCATCGCCGCTTGCATGAACGCATGCGAGTCCACCGCCAGGATCAGCGCGGTCCCGCCGCCAGGCACGATACCCTCAGCGACAGCCGCCCGGGTCGCGTACATCGCATCCTCGGCGCGATCCTTCCGCTCTTTCATCTCGGCTTCCGTCTGGCCGCCAACCTTGACGACTGCAACCCCGCCCGTCAACTTCGCCAGCCGCTCGGTCAGACGCTCCCGGTCGTAGTCCGAAGTCGTCCGCTCGATCTGAGCACGAAGGTCATTGCGCCGGCCATTCAGGATCGTTTCGTCGCCCATGCCGCCAACGATGGTCGTGTCATCCTTCGTCACCGTCACCCGCTTCGCCCGGCCCAGCATCCCGAGGGTTACCGACTCCATCTTGATTCCGAGGTCGGGGCTGATGACGGTTGCGCCGGTCAGGACGGCCAAGTCATCGAGCAACGCCTTCTTGCGGTCGCCGAAGCCGGGGGTCTTGACTGCGATCGATCGGAACCGGCCCTGCATCCGGTTGACCACCAGCCATGCGAGCGCGGACTCGGCGATGTCTTCGGCGATCACGACAAGGCTTCCGCCCGCCTGATGCACGATGGTCGCTACCGGCGTAAGGTCGGTGTGGTAGACGAGGCGCTTTTCGTGGAGCAGCAGGAACACCGGCGCAGAATCATCCCCGGAAAGCATCGCCTCCATCCGCTCGCCATCGGTGATGAAGTAAGGCGACAGATACCCCTGATTGAACTGCATGCCCTCGACCACATCGAGCGTCGTCTCCATCGACTGCGATTCCTCGACCGTGACCGTGCCGTCCTTGCCGACCTGCGCAATGGCCGCGGCGATCATGTTTCCGATGTCGGGGTCGGAGTTGGCCGACAGCGTGCCGACCTGGGCGATGACATTGGGGTCTTCGACGGGCAGGATCAGCGGCGCCAAAGTTCCGCCCTGGTAGTTGCCCTTCTCGTCCTTGGTCCCGACGATGGCCGTGATGGCTGCATCGATGCCGCGCTTGAGGGCGACAGGATTCGCACCTGCCGCAACCTGCCGGACGCCGCCTTTGTAGATGGCCTGGGCGAGGACAGTTGCGGTCGTGGTGCCGTCGCCGGCGGAGTCACCGGCCCTTCGTGCAACCGAAATGACGAGTTGTGCGGCGAGATTGGCGATTGGGTCGGAGAGGGCGATCTTCTTGGCTACCGTCACACCGTCGCGCGTGGACCTGCCTTCCCGGAACGGGCCTTCATCCAGCAGGACATTCCTTCCGCCCGGCCCCAACGTTATCGAAACCACATCGGCTACGGCGTCGACGCCCTTCATGATGGCGGCGTGGCATTCATCTTTGGTGACAATCTGCTTTGGGTTCAAACTCGGCATTACTTGGTCGTCCTTCTGGTCGCACTGGACCTCTTGCGCTTGATTGGTGCATCTGTGAGGGTGATAGCATACTCACGACCGACTTCCACCCCATCGAATACCTCTTTCGGCACCGTGAGTTGTGCCGACGGAATAAAGCGGAGGACATACTTCCGCTCTCCCTGAGACGGGTTGACCAGCATGTGGGCGTGTTCGATAAAAACTTGCTTGTCGATGAGCATGTTGGGCATTACTTGGCTTGCTCCTTCTTGGCCTTCTTTTTCTTTGGGGTGGGGAGTGGGACGGCTTTGTGTAATCGCTTCCGCGTGGCCTCGTCGCTTTCGGGAGGGGTTTTCCAAGCGCTCTTGCCGGTTCCATCGGTGATGCCCATCTTCATTCCTCCTTTTCGCCTTCTTCTGCGCGGACATACCTAGCGACCCGCAACTCGCATGTCCAACCTTTGTCAAGGATGCTCTTTTTCAGTTCTTCCATCCTACGCGTTGCGCCTTCGAGGGTCAGTGAAACCTCTGCGAGTATGCCTCCCCACTCCTCGGGTTCTCGCACATTCAAGACTTCAACAAGAAACAAATCGCGATCTCCAAGTGCAACGCCTTGGATACCGTCCTCTGGCCACGAATGTTTTAGTTCGTTTCTCACATCTGTCCTTTTCGCCTCCACCCCTCCATCCGCGCTAGCTCGGAATTACAGGAGGGGATTCGGCCTTCGTCGTCGTTTGAAATTCTGTTAGACCGGCAACTCTTCGTCTTCGCTGTCGGCTGGTTCCTCGTCGTAGCCATCGATTTCAGATTGGGGCATCGGCAAGACCGGCTGCGCGCCTTCCGGAACCGAGATCACTTTGACCGTGCGGCGTTCGCTCGCGGCTACGGCGGTGCGGACCGCTTCCTCTGTCGCCGGGTTGATGGCGTAGACAGCCGAAGGATTGACCAGACGGGTGCGGCCCGGGATGGCTTGGCGGGAAATGACCGACCCTCTGGGCAATAGCTTCTCGCCTTCCCATCTCGGGACCGTCAACGTCTCCTCGCGCTCCGGTATCTCAGGCACGTCGATTTGAAACATGGCTTTGTCGCCGAAATACTGGGTTGTCACGAATCCTGCCTCGCGCTGGTGCCCCATGAGTTCGACCAGACACCATCCCGTAAAAGTCGCTCCGGTCTGCTCCATGACTACTCTCCACCCTTGCCGTGCTTGCGCAGGAACTTTTCCGTCAACTCTTCGGCGCGCTGCTTGTCGGAAAGATCGGCGTCAGATTCCACGGGCGGATGGCTTTCTCCTCGCGCGGCGAAATCAAGCTCTGCTCTCATCTTCGCTTTCACCTCTTCCTTGGTCGCGAGCTGTGCGGGTATCGGCGTCGTGTAGTCATTCAGCTCGCGTGGGATGCCGCCGTAGGTTAGCTTCGTCTGAAGCGCCTGACTGTCGGATATCAAGCCTTCGAACTGGACCGGCGTAGCGGGCTTAGGTTCCACCGCCAGCAATTCGTCCCACCTGACAAAGAGCAACTCTTCGCCATCAACCTTATGCTCGGACCCGGAATACTTTCCGATGAGCACGCGCTGGCCGACTTTGACTGGCGGCAAAAACCGGATGCCGTACTCGGACATGTAGCCGGTTGAGATAGCCACGACCTCGCACTCGGTCGGTTTCTGCTTGGCCGTCTCGGGATCGATGAAGGGGGATTCTTTCTTGACTTGCTCGACACGGCGCAAACAGACCCGGTCGCGGAGTGGAACGAAACTCATAGACTCTCCTTGTTGAAAATCAGTCTTACACGGTTTCAAGTATAGCGCAAGGGGAATCGGCGGAAAAATAAAAGCCCCGGATTTCTCCGAGGCTTGAGGTTACTCCGGCCAGAGGCTAGACCACGGTGAACTTCCACGGGCCGCCGACAGCCTGCTTGAAGTCGGGATTGGTGTACACGCACCAGACGATGATGGTAGACCCAACCTTCGTACTGGCCGGAATCTTCAGCGTGGCCGTCATGCCGGTTGCGTCCGATGTGTTCGACGTCATCGTGACCGCCGACCCATCCGAGACTTCGGCGGCCCAGCCAATGTTTGCGATGGAGGTGGGAATCCCCGCAGGCTCGGGGGTAAGCCTGAATTGCGGGGATTGTCCTGGGGCGATCGGCAGCATACTACTGAGTCTGCTCGATGGTGAAACTCGTAATGTCCGGCGACGGCGCGGATACGATGGTCTGAGTGGTCGAGCCAGTCGCAACCGTGCCGTCCGCATTCGTATACGAAATCTCCAGCGTGAAGGACGTGCCAACCACTGCGGTCGACGGAATCGCCACAGTCGCAATCAGGCCGGTCGGGTCAACCGTGATCGGCGCATTGGTCGTGTCGCTGGAGGTCCAGGTGGGCGGGGTCGAGGGAACACTGGTCGCAGGGACCGGCGTTGCGGTGAAGACGGGCGAATTTCCGGGAGCGATGGAAACCATGGGATTCTCCTGTTGGATCTGAAATGTGGTTATGGAAGTGGAGGGTGGTGGAGGACTCTCTCGCTTTGCGATCCTCCGAAGGATTTGCAGAATTTCCTGCTCGTAGCCGGCAGACTTCGACTCAAGGCTCACGACCGCCGTTTCGAGCTTCTGGATGACCCGATAGACGATTGTCTCGGAGAAGTTGGCGCTGGAGCTCTGGCGCAGGAGGCTGAGTGCGTCCCTCACCGCCGCGACTTCATCCTTGATGGCTTCGGTCAGGCCGGACACTCGGTTGATGTCTTTTTCCGCTTCGGCCAGAAGTTGAGCGGTCGTTACGTCGGTCATTCGGGTTCGCCTCCACTGGAAATCATACGCTGCTTTGGTTGTGGGTAAATGAGCAAATCAGGACTTGCGCTTCAACTCCCGCTTCAGCTTCGCCCGCTCTTTCTTGCTCACCTTCGGCTGGGCGCGCCGGATCGGGAGTGTCTCGACCATCTGGCCGGTCAGCGCCGCCTTCATCGCCTCATCCGCATTCTTCGGGTGCGCGTGAATCTTGACCCCTCGGATGGCGCTCTCGTAGCGAAGTTCGCGGCGGCCGGAGGTATGCGTCTTCGGCGGCTCGTACTCGGCGAGGTCGGTGAACGGGTTGAGGGACTTGTCGTTCATGGCTGGACTTTCGGCCGGCGCCCGCGCAAACCTCCGCGGCCCGACTGCCCGGTAATCCCCAACTCCGCCGCCAACTGCCTTACGCGCTCGCGGCTCACGCCAACCATTTCGCCGATCTGGGAAAAGTTCAACACCGGCTTTTGCGCCAGCAGCCGCTTGATCTGATCGCGCCGCTCGTCGTTGCGGACTCCGGAACCTTTACCGCCCATGCTTATCCCCCGAACACTCGTGTTGCATTGCCGCCGGAATCTCGTCTGGAACCTTGACGGAATCCGGCAGAAGGTAAATCTGCCCGCACCGCTGACATTTATAGCCGAAGAAGTATAGCTCTGGTGGCGGCTGGGGCGGAGGAAACTTTGACCCAGCGATGGGCATGAATTGCCTTTGTCTTGACCACATCAGCAAACCTTGGACCGGGACTGGGGTATGAAACATCGTCAACTCCATCAGCCACTGGTAGGTACTGTCGACGGAGATCACGCTAAAGTCATCACCGGCGCACATTGCTCCACCTGGAACCCTGTACGGTTCGTGCAAGATGACAAACCTCGGCAGTCCGCAAATCTCCTCAGCGCCCATGCACTCGTCCCTCCTTCCGCACAAACACCCTCCAGAACATCTTGGGGTGCCGGATCGCAAACATCCACTTTGGCATGCACCGCATCTTCGGCCACTCGTCCAACTTCGCGTCCTTCGACCACCAGAGCATCTGCGGCTCGGGGTCGGGATAGTATGCGACGTACTCGGTCGTTTCGCAGCCGATGCATATCGTATCCGTCGCGCCGCAATAAACGCAGGTCTCTTTCGAGAAGTAGTTCTCCTGCTTCCATTCCCGCTGGCAGGCTCGGCAGGCGTAGAGGTACATTGTCGGGCGCTGGATAACTTCGTCGCCCATTAATCAACCCCCTCGGGATTCTTCCGCTGCTCGCACTTGCACGGCTCCCAGCCACACAGCACGCAAGGCGGCTCGCCCGGGATCGGTCGCGGGATATCCTCGGCGGCGTACTGACCCGGCCTGGTGCGCAGAATGGGGAGAGGTTGATTGGGCATGGCTAGGTCAGCACTCCCGGCTTTTGCATTGGCGCGGGCCTCAGGCTCGCCGCATTGGCAATCTCGGCCTGAACCATGCTTCGAAGCCATTCCTTGTCTTCAGCCGAAAGCCGTCCGTGCATCAGGTTCAGCAGTGTCGCGGCGTGGCCCGGCCCGTTGACATGGCAGTTCTGGACCGAAACCTGACCATGGATGCACAGGTGGCAAATGATCTCATGGATACACCGGATTGTCAGAGGGCCGCCGCCGAGGTTGATAGTGTTTGATTCGTTCACCTACACAGGATCATGTAAGCCGCGCAGATTGTCAAGGAGAAAAAGAAAGCCCCGGCGATTAAGCCGAGGCTCCCAACAACTTCAATTCGGTTTTAAGCCGCCGCCTTCTTCGGCCGGCCGCGCGTCGCCTCCCACCCTTCCGGGATTTCGGCGGGCTTCACCATCTGGGCCTTGACCACCTTCGCAGCCTTCATCAACAGACCCGACAGCCGGACAATCCACTTCGCCTGAGACTTCAGTGGCAATCGGTTCAGTCGGCGCACGATCAGCACAAAGGCTTCGTGCATCAGCTCCTCCTCGTCGACCTCCCTGGCGGGCGCTGGCGGCGAAGCGTCCGGAGGTTTTCGGGAAACCCGGTAATCCTCGATATTCCTCAACCACGCCGTCGCCGTCTTCACGGTGGCCTTTTTGGGTGGAGGAACATTCTCAATAGCTTCCGTGTATACCCCGAACGGCTTGGCGTCGGAGGAGCCGATAATCTCCATCCCATGCCGCAAAGCCTGGGCAAGCGCCACCTGCGGGATCTTCTCGTGGGCATACTTCCACCCTGAGATATACCGGTAGGCCGTCCGCTGCGAGAACTTCCGGTGACTGAACTGGTTGCGATACTTGAGATAGGCGAGAAACAGCCCCTTCGATTCCAGAATGTTCTGAATCTCGGCGAGCGACTTGCCGATCGCCAGGCGCCCCTCTCCCTCCCGCATCAGACCTTCGTTCAGGTGCTCGTCTTCGAAGGTGGTTTGTTTCTGTTCGGCTTCGGACAGCTTTACCCACCAGTCCTGCCCGGTGAGCGAATATACGACTCCAGATTGTTTGGTCATTGCTTACCGTCTCCCAAACGGTTACCAACAAGGTACCTCCGTACCAGGTGTGTGTCAATAGAAAAATAGACCTAACCCATTTGGACTATGCCATTTATCCTTGAGTTATCCACAGGAAAAATGATTTCAGGTATTGCCAAAATGGCAATATGGGATGGTATATTGAACCTGCCGGTGTCCTCCGGCAACCGTCTCCCAAAGACGCAAGGGCCGATCCGAAAGGGTTGGCCTTTTGTTTTGCGCAGCAGAAGACGCACCCCGTCGCTCGCTGATTTGAGTCTTTTTGTGCCAGGGTGTAGTGCGACAGGTTGCTGCTGGAGGATAGGACTGCGGGGTGCCATGTGACGTTGCTTGGACGTTCGCATGGATTTGGGGTGTGTGGGCCAAGCACCCCGCATACAGAAAGTATTGACGATTTCCGAAATCCGTGCAAGTCTATTTTTGCTTGGACGTATCGAAATGGACATTCGCCCGAAAAATTCGGCCCTCGAATCTCCCGCATTCTTTGCGCCTATGTACCCGTGCGAAAGCGCGGCGAGGTGGTACGAGCTGGTGTGTCTCAGCGGGGCCTCGTTAATTCGGACCAACGCCTAAACCCCTTCGCCGGGGCATCTGGGTTGTTCAGCTATTTGGCGCGCGGCCGTTTTGCCGCAAACCGTAGGGCTGGATTCTGAGGCGGCATCTCTTTAGGTGCTGTGGCGTCAAACCGACTCGCGGCAATCACTCATTCCCGCCAGAGATGGCGGCTCTGCACCTGGCTCCGTTACCAGTCAGTTTCAGCGAAAGAATGCGGCGCTAGCCAAGTTACGGTTAACCCGCATTCCATTCTCTCCCCTCCACCACCCCAGTCAGGTGAAAAGCAACAACAACTACATAGATCAGTGTAAGAAGTATGCTGCCGACCGCGATTCAAAATAAAGTCGCCGCGAAATTTGAAATTCAACAGCGAAATTAGGATTTTTGCTCGCTGTAAGTCATTGAAAACAATATCCACCGCGAAAAGACATTTCGAGCAATGCGAGTAGGTTGTTGAAAGTGAGGGATTTAATGAGAGTAAATTTCCGCCCTAAACCGGCAAAATCTGGATTTGGTAAAAGTCAAGAGAAAAATTGAAAAAGTTGAAAATTTATTTTGGCTCTTTGTGGCATCAACATCTTAGCCGGAGGGGTGGATTCGACCCGACCCCCTGAGAACGCATTGCCGACTGCGCCGATCCAATCAATGGAATCAACATCCTGCAGGCTATACGCCGGACTCCTGGCACCGACCGGGGCGGCCCGCGGTAGATCCCCGGCAGTCGGGGGCCATCAAACTGCGGCCTGTAAAGTGGGGGTATATCGCGTGCCAATAAATGCTCGTTAGATGGCGCGGTGATTTCGGGCTCTGAGGTCCACGCCAATCGCGAGTTTGGAAGTACCCGTTATTTGTTACGCGGGTTGCTTCTTCTTTGCGATCTTCTCCGACCGTCGAAGTTGAGCTGCGCGGTATAGCTGATCAGCAGAGAGCCGCGCCAACTTCCGTTCGGCGATGTGAACCGACCTGGGCGTGACGCACGGCGAGCTCATGCTCTGAATGATTTCTCGGAACGCGAGGAATGCGTCTATTGCTTTCAGGCACTTATCCAACTCGGCAGTGACCGCGCTATTCGCGAATCGAAGGATCGGGTACCCAGAAAGCGCGTCCTCGCGATCACGGTCGTATTGCTGAACTGTTTTCTGGTTGTGATATGCGCCGTCAATCTCGACAATGATCCCGTGGCCGTAGAAGTCAACCACAAACGGGCCGATGATGGTTTGGAAGTGGAAATCCCTTTCCAGCAGGTGCGGCAGGATCAGCGCCTCGGCCGGCGTTGGGTTGTCACGTAGTTTTTGCGCGAACTCTTGAATAGGTAAACGCTCTGTTGTCATGCACTTATTGTAAACTCACGCGTAGTCGATGAATATAGAATCTACTGTGTAAACTTTACATCTGTGCTACCCTATTCAGCAATACTTCACTGCGATCCTTTAGAGGCAACAGCCACTATGCATCACAGCGTCTGCACGAATCGCCCTGCGGGCAATGCGAGCCGACTTCCCAACCAACGCACCAGCGAAGGCTAGAAGCGCTTGCATTTTCCCGCCGTTTCGCTGCGAAGTTAGCCCTTATCACACAATTCACACGGTCGATGTCCTAAAATTCCCGATTCGGCGAATTCGGACATGACATTGCGATTGTGGCCTTCAAGGCAAGCATTCTTCGGCGCGGAAACCGGCTGACAAGCGCTCTGGCGAGCTCATCTGGCCGCTGAATCAGCCGCTCCATCCGGCTATTGCGGATCTGCGCCGATCGATGGGTTAAATTGTGGCAATGCGAGCACCGAAAGTCGGTTTTGCCGATGGGCAAGAATAGCTTGCATGTGCGGCGCCCGCATTCGCAGGTAAACCACTGCTGAATTCCGTTATTGTCGGGCTGAGTCGTTGCTTCGAGTTTAAACCGATGTTCGCCGACGCTTCGCGATTGCGGCCTTAGTGAAATCACTTGGGCTCGGATGTGGACTTCGTCTTGGCTGCGCTCGTATTCGAGGCTTGCGACTTCCGATTCGCCGATCTTCCATCGCAGGATGTTGCGGCCTTTGGGCATCTTGTGTATCCAGAGGCTGAGGCAATCGTCTACGACTCCGCGCTTGGTTGGGTATCGGCTTGGCATGGAAACAGTGTATTCCTGCCTGTTTTTGCGTGTGCCAATTAATCTCTAATATTTGTTACGATTTCTCTTGACATTGAATCAGGGTAGGCGCATGATTGCTACATCGATTCAGAGAGGTGAAAGCAATGACTGAGGTATCTGCCAAGTTGAACAATAAGGACATAATCGCGGAAGGAATTAAAGCCTTGACCGCACAACTAGATGCGGGCAACAGTGCGGCGCTCGCTGCTTACATCGGCACGATGGGCCGGTTTCACAACTACAGTTTCGGCAATATTATGGCGATTGCCATGCAGCGACCTGACGCAGTTCGCGTTGCCGGGTTCCATACATGGAAAGACTTGGGCCGCAACGTCAAGAAGGGCGAGAAAGCAATTCGCATTTTGGCGCCGCTGGTAGGCAAGGCGAAGAATTCCGAGACGGGCGAGGATTCGCCGCATGTATACGGCTTCCGTGGGGTTTGCGTGTTCGACATATCTCAGACCGAAGGCAAAGACCTGCCAGAGTTCTCGCGGGTATCGGGCAATGTCGGCGATTCTCTGGCGAAGTTGGTTCGGTTTGTGAACGAGGATTTATTCATCGTGATTGAATTCGCAGATGACTTGGGTGGTCCGGAAGGCTTGTCTATGGGCGGCCGAATCAAGTTGCTGACCGGCAAGTCGGATGCTGAAACGTTCTCGGTTCTCACTCACGAACTCGCGCATGAGTTGCTCCACAAACAGAACCGCAAGAATGCTGGAGATAAGAACCGGCGCGAGTTGGAAGCCGAGACAGTCGCCTTCATTGTCGGCAATGCGATTGGCTTGAATGTCGGCACCGCATCTGCCGACTACATCAGGTTGTACGATGGCAACTCTGAAATGTTGGCTGAAAGTCTGGAATCGGTGTCGAAAGCGGCGAAGGTTATTTTGGATGCAGTCGCCGCGTGAATCGTAGTTTGGGCTCCTGATTCCAACATCACAATTCTCTAAGGAGGGACAATCCAATGACACTCTTAGCTCACAAAATGTGCGAACTCTATAAGCATGGCGTAAGCCTTGACGAAATCGCTGCGGAAACCCAGAACACTCGCCAGTACGTGATCTACGTTCTGATGGGATGCTCGGTGATGGGCGCACTTTAGCAGGTGCCCGCAATGCAGCCGTTGCCCGTTCCAAGCCGGGATGAGAAATGCAGAGGACGGAGGAAATCATGAACTACGGAGTTTTGCTGGCAATCGGAGCGGATGGATCGGCGCAAGTGGTCGGAGTAGTCGACTCCTACAAAGAAGCGCAAGAGTTGATGAATGAGTATATCGCGCTCGGACCTGAGCACGATTGCCTTGCGCCCGAAACCTTCGAGATTCAGCGCCGTGACCAGAATGGTTTTTACACCATCCGCGAAACTGTCTACTGCTAACGTCTTTCCTCCCCCAAGGAGGAGAAAGGTGTTTATGACATTGGAAGCGCGCATCAACGCTATCTGCGACAAATACGAGGTTTGCAACCCACTTCAAAAGGAGAAGCCCATGCATCACGTGATTCTTCCAGCCGCGCTGCTGATCTTCGTCGGCCTGTATTGCTTCCGGACCCGGATTCGGTAATGCCGACGCCAGCCTACATCCGCGAAGTCGTAACCGAGTGGGCCGGGAAACAACCCGACCCGAAACCGCTAACCCAGTACGAGCGCAGCATCCTGCACGACATGCTGACCTCTCAACCCTCCCCCGGAAAGGCACATCGCCATGAATCGACCTGAAATCCGCTCCGGCATGGAACGCGGGTACTGGACTGGGTTTAGCCTGGCCGCAATAGCTGAATTCGCCATCATCGGCATCATCGCCTTGGTTTGCTGGTTGGTGAAGCGATGACCCCGGAAACCTACCTGCTCATTCTCCGGCGTGTCCAAACGGCGCTGCTGGCAACCTTGGGCATCGCGATCATCGGGTTCTTTGCCGCGGTGATTGCGCTTTACCTGACCGGAGGTGTGCGATGACGGTTCTTCACAAAATTCTCTGGATATCGGCGGATGTTGCCATCGTGTACGTGGCGCTGGTTGTCTGGTGTGCGGTGCGCTGGAATCACGGAAGCGAGGATTAAAGCGATGAAAATGCTTATTTTCGCTCTTGCTGTCGCACTGCCTTGCGCCGCTCAGATTCCCGACGCGCCGAAGCCGCAGGCGTATTTCGCGAACACGCTCAACCGATCGCTCGCGATTGGCGACATAGCTGGGCACTTTCTGGACGCCATCTCGACGTATCAGTTCGAGCACGATCCATGCGGGTGTGTTCACGAGATCGGCACTTTCTACGGCACATTCTCGCTGGCGCCGATTTCAAAGTCCATGGCGGCCAACTTCGGATACCAGCTCGGATTAGGCGCGGCCAACATCGCGGTCAGCCGGGAGCTCTGGATGGCTGGCCGGAAGCGGCATAGCTGGTTCCTGAAGTTCGCTTCGCGCGCGGTTCTCGCTTACGACATTGGCGTCGAAACGCGGGCGCCGATCAACAACTGGCGGCTGATTGCCACTGGTGGGAAGAAAGGATTTTGAGTCATGATCACGTACAAGGAAACGCCTATTCCGTCCGCAATCAATGTGTTTCTGGACGGCAGACGAGTCGGCATTATTCGCCGGTCAAAAGATGGGTTTTTCACCTACTATCCATCCTCAAGCCCCCGATGTGGTAGCCAAGCATTCCCGACATTGGCAGACTGCAAGCGCTCGCTGGAGCAGGAGTAAAGCCATGCGACAGACTACCGCCGCACTTTATGCTCGCGTCTCGACGAAAGACAAGGGGCAGGACACCGAGAACCAACTCCGCCAACTGCGCGAGTTCGCCCAGAAACAAGGCTGGATTGTCGTCGCCGAGTTCGTCGACCGGGCATCCGGCAAGCGAAGCGATCGGGAACAATTCCAGGCCATGTTCGTCGCGGCAAGCAAGCGCCAGTTCGACATTCTGCTTTTTTGGTCGCTCGACCGGCTTTCGCGCGAGGGCGTGGTCGAGACGCTGAATCACCTGCAAAGACTGACCGGCTACGGCGTCAACTGGCGCAGCTACACCGAGCAGTACCTCGACAGCACTGGGATCTTCAAAGAAGCTGTAATCGGCATCCTGGCGGCCATTGCCAAGCAGGAGCGTGTCCGGTTGAGCGAGCGCACGGTTGCCGGCCTGGAGCGAGCTCGGGTGGCCGGCAGAATCGGCGGGCGGCCAAAAGCGGAGGACGACTTCAAGTTGGTCGCGAAATGCCGCCGAATGCGGGCCGATGGGTCGCCGATCCGGGCGATTGCCGAGGAACTTGGCATCTCGCCGACGACGGTGCAGAAATTGGTGCGGACCGGCGAGAAACTGGAGCCGGAAGAATTTGCTTGCGTTTGACGGGGCGAGTGTTCTATTTTGAACGAGTCCGATCATCCTTGGCCGAGGACCGGACACTTCAGCCCGCGAAAAGTTCCGGGGGCGGTTAACGCCGCCCCCGCGTAACTTCCAAAAGGCTGGGGAAATTCGCGGGAACCTCATCCTCTGCGCAATTCGTTTATTTGCGAGAACAGGATAAGTGCGCCCTTTTAGGGGTCTCTGGTTGGGTGATAGATCTGGATACGTTCAGTTGCGCCGCGGACTCTTCGATCACGTGCGCGAGGGGAAAATTACGTTCATGGAAGCGTCCATTTACATCGCGATTCTGGTCGACGCCAACCCAGCAACGGGTGTGTGCTTTGGTTCGGCTGGACTCTATAGCGTCATCTTTGGATTACCGCCACGTACCGTCCGCGATGCCCTCGAAAAACTAGAGAAGAAAGCCTACCTGAAGCGGTTCACGGTGGTCGGAAAACATGGAAGTTACCCCATCCTAATCAATAAATTTCTCTGCACTGACGGTGCCGCGAAGGGAAGGTATGTAAATGCTGTCGCTACAACAGATTACACTTCAGTTTTATTTTTTGAACGCGATGAGGATGTCGAGCTGAATGGCAATGACAGTGTCAATGAGGATGTTAATGAGAGTGCCGCAAGTAGGAGAATAGAGAATAGAGAAAAGAAACTAGAGACAAAGCAAAAACCTTTGCGCCGGAGCAAGTCCGCCGCAGATGAACGCACCACGCCTTTCAAGGAAGATTTCGAGCGCGCGTTTAAGTACGACAACAATGCGCCAGCTCCATGGGATGGCAAAGAGGGCGCGCGGCTTTTGAGTTGGCTGAAAGCAAACCCGACCATCACCAGGCAGCAATGGCAGATGATTTTGCAGAACCGGCATAAGAGTCCAGTGAGCAAAGCGGCGCCACTGAGTATTTGGGTGGGCAAGGCGCTGGCGTGGCTGAACGGACCAGCCGACGAATGGGGCAAACCAATCACGGGAGGACTTTTCAATGGCAAAGGAACTTACGAAAAACCAACCACAGCCGATCGGCAGGCTGCTGAGTTACTTCGATCTATTCGCGACTTCGGAACCACTCCACGAGCAGATCAGGACAGCCGCGGCGCGCTTGGGGATGGTGGCGGATCGAGTGATCCCATCCCCGACGCTGGAAGCCTGGGCACAGACGCTTGGTAGGTTTTCGGCTGCCGAGTTGGCTTCGGCGTTCGATACGGCCGAGTTGACAATGGAAGCCTGGCCGACTCCGGCAAAGGTGGCGAAGTTGATCATCGACGGCAGATTCTTTGCCGACTACGCCTGGCTGCTGCGCAATCTCAAGGAACATGGCCCGACGTGGAAAGATTCGCCCGAGCGGCTGGGCGAGCTGAAGCGCATTCCTGGCATGGGGCCGGACGACTTCTACCCAAGGGAAATACTTGAGCCAGCCATCCCGGCACCGCCTATGCCGCCCAGGATCGCGAAAGCGGTGGAGATTTACGGGCATGGCAACCGCGAGAGCGCGCTGCGTGAGTTTTACGGGCATCCGGACTGCAAAGGCGGCAATAGCGGCGAAACGTTGCGGGCGCGTCGGGATCTGGACCTGGGTTTTCGGGCGGCTTGGGATTTGGCGAGGGGTGAGGCATGAGCCGAACGCTTTCAGAGGCGCTGGTCGGTGCCGGGCTAGCCAAGGCCGGTGAGATTCTCCCTTTTCGCGGCGAGATGTGTGTTCTGTGGGGTGGTTTCGTCTACCCGTTCCGGACGCAGGATAGCGCTATGGATTTCTTGGATCAACTGCGGTCGGATCGGTGGAGCGAGGTTTTGCTGAATAACTTTGAGCGATACCCAGCGAGCAGACCAGATGTCAAGGCGGCATTGCGGAGGTTGTCATGAGAATCACGCCGAAACAGAAAGCGCTACTGCTCGATTTGGATTTCGACGGCGGGATGTGGGCTGGCGCATGGGAAAGCCTCTGCGACCAGCACGGCCAGCGGACGCTGGAGAGTTTGCTCGCCCGCGGATTGATCGAGTGCTGGCGGGCGTGCCAAGACACGGAATACTACATGCTCACAGCCCAGGGCAGGCGGGCGCTCTTGTCGCACTGGGCGGCGTTGGAAAAAGACCTATGAACGTCGCCGGATGGCCTGTTATGGCTCACTGTTGCGCAACCTGCCCGTTCGGCGAGGATGGCGATCCCGACCTCCGCGAATCGGTAATCTCGCGCATCGTCACGCTTCAGGCTTCGCAGATTTGCCATCATCCAGCGCTGCATGGAAAGCGCCAAACTCATCTCTGCCGCGGCGCTCGCACTTTTCAGTTGACAATTCTTCATCGCATGGGCATGATTGCGGAACCAGCAGACCAAGCATTTAACGAGGCTTCCGCAATGGCGATGAGAGGATTGAAGGCGTGAGCACTGAACTGCCCCAAACAAGCGAGGATTTCAGCCGCGAATGGCTGAAGCATCACGAGCGCATCCGAGTTACGTGCCTGAAGTTCATGCATGACCCAGATATAGCCGAAGACATGACTTCGATCGTGTTCCTGCGGGCATGGGAGTATCGGGCTAATTACCAGGGCCGCTCGCTGTTCTCCACATGGCTGCATCGCATCGCTGTGAACGTATGCCTGATGCACTTGCGCCGATATAAGTTGCCGATGGCGTCCCTTGACGAGATGGAGGCCCAATTTGCCGATGGTGACTCCGGCGCTTACATGAAAGCCATCTCGCGCCGGGACGGCGACCTGGAGAGCGTGCCGGACCGGCATACAGCCCGCGCTGGGTTGGCAGGCTTGCCGCCGTTCCTCCGAGTGCCGTTGGTGCTCACCAGTATCGAGGGTTATAGCCTGGACGAGGCCGCTAGCCTTCTGGGGGTGTCGCTAGCCGCGTTGAAATCAAGACGATATCGCGGACGCAACGAGATGAGGAAGATTCTGGGGGTTCCGGGGCACGCATCCGGAGTGGATTCCCCCGAAGATCATGTTTGACAACAGGAGGATTGCCATGAGCGACCGAACCGATAACCGCACGCTGGCCCGATGGCTGGTTGCCCGATACAAGCGCAAGAAGATGGCGGAGCGATTCGCCGACGAGATGAACAAAGAGGCTCTGACGGCGGCATTGGCTGAGTCGACTCAGGACATTGTGCCTTTGCCAGACAATCCGCCAGCCGTTCATTTCAGCGCGGAGGATCGCTTCGACTTCGTGCTTTGCTGCCCTGCCGACGAGATTCGCGCGCATGGGATGGGCTTGGATTTAACTCTCTAAAATTTATCTTGACGCGCGGTACCGATGTCATGCTATGGTGTGAATACATGGAAAGCAACTCCAAAAAGCGCAGTACATCGCAGAGCCGAAAGGTTGGTGTGTCATGCGACGATAAGCTGGTAAAGCAGCTTTCGGTGCGCCTGTCGATGGATGAGTATGAGCGGATTCGGTCCGCAGCTCATCGGGATGGGCGCACCGCGTCTAACTACCTTCGGAAGTTGATTTTTGATGGAAAGCGGGTGAAGTAAATGGCAACCTATGAGGAAGTTGAGTCATTCTCTTCCGCCAGGATGGGCGGTGTGGGCGGCTCGGATGTTGCGGCCATAGTCGGCCTTAGCCCTTATCGCAGGCCAATCGACGTCTGGGAATCAAAGGTTCGTCCCGAGCAAGTTCCTGAGTTGGACAAAGAGTGCCTGTGGTTCGGCAACGCACTGGAGCCGGTTATTCGCGGGCGCTATGCCATCCGCAACGAGATCGAAGTTGTCGAGCCATCGGAGATCGGCAAGTACTTTCCCAACTCCAAGGCATGGAACAATCAGACCATCGTTGTCGGTCGCTATCCGTGGATGCTGGGTACCGCCGATGGGTGGGCTCCCGCGCTCGTGGAAGGCGTGGAAATCAAGAACATCGGTCGGAAGACGGATGAATGGGGAGAGCCGGACACAGACGAGATTCCCGCGATGTACTGCGTCCAGACTCACTGGTACATCGATATTCACAGCGCGAAAGGTTGGCGCGTAGCCCCGCTCTTTTCTGGCAATACGCTCGGCAGTTACCGCATTCCTCGCGACGAGCAGCTCATGAAAGACTTGCGTGATGCGGTTGGCGACTTCTGGACGAGTTATGTCGTGCCGAAGAAAGAGCCGCCGATAGACGAGTCGGAGAACTATGGCAAGTATCTCGCCCGCAAATTCTCCCTCTCCACCGGCAATGTAATCAAGAATCCGTCCATCGATCTGGTCGAATGGGCCTTGAAGATGAAGCATGCGGACGACGAGGAGAGCGCGGCGGCGGATCGCAAGCGTGAGGCAAACAATCACCTGCGCGCCTTGGTCGGCGACGCCAAGAATGCCGCGATCAAAAATATCGGGACCGTGGGCTGGATTCGGCCAGAAGAGGAGCTTGTGACCGACTGGACCGCCGTAGCATCCCAACTGTCATCGCTCTACGATGAGGCCCGCGCCGCTGATGCCGTGACCGCCGCCGAGATTGTTGCGAAGCATACGAAGCCGAAGAAGAACGAGCCCTATCTCCGGGCGTGGTGGTCCCGATGAGGCATGTCGGATTCCAATATGAGGTCAAGGTTCGCGTGCACATGTCTTCTGCGGAAATTGACATGCTGCGGAAATTGGCAGAGCAGCATTATGATGCCACGTGTCGCGCTGCTGCTGTTCCTGGCCCTAGCGGTTTTCTGTGGGCGGCGCATATCAAGCCCTCAATGCTTCAGGAGTCTGACGCGGTTGAGGCTTGGTCGTTTCGTGAACTGGACATAGCGCGGAAGATTTTGGAAGGCGCGAATTTCTTGGAAAACCCGATGGGGGATTGGCGCGCATCAGCATTTATGGCAAGCGCAATGAATGACTTTCTACGATCATCCCAAGATTCGATTAACAAGCGGCATTTGGAGTTGATTCGGCAATGACCATTCACCAAGACCAAGCCATCATCTGCGTCCACGTGGGCTGCGAGATCATCTTCTCCGGTCCGAGCACAACATGCCCCGCGTGCGGCTGGCAGGGAGTAGGCTTCCGCGAATTGGAGACGGCTTTCAACGATAGCTGCGTTTACGCGCTCACGAAGCCGGAGCCGCCGATGCAAACAAACACGATTCAGTAAGTCAAGAGAGGAACTAATGGCAGAGAACAACACCCAACTCCAAGTAGCGCGCAAGCAGATCGTGCAACTGCTCGAAAGTCAGAAAGCACAAATCACGATGGCGCTACCCAAGCATCTCACCGCCGACCGGCTGATCCGGATCGCCACAACAGAGATGAGCAAGAATCCGAAACTCTACGAGTGTTCGCAAACCAGCGTTCTCGCCTGCATCATCATGGCCGCGCAGCTCGGGCTGGAGATCGGCATCAACGGCCAAGCTTACCTTGTGCCCTACTTCGACAAGAAGCAGAACGTGTCGATTTGCCAGTTCATCCCAGGTTGGCAGGGCTATGTAGACTTGGTCGCACGTGCTGGCCGCGCATCCGTCTGGACTGGCGCCGTGCGCGAGGGCGACGAGTTCGCGTATCAACTCGGAGCGAAGCCAAACATCCATCACATCCCATCCGACGATGACACCGGCAAGTTCACGCACGTCTACGCTTGCGGGCAGTTGAGCAACTCTCAATTCGTGTTGTGCGAGGTCTGGAGTCGCGCCAAGGTGCTCAAGCATCTGTCGGCGTACAACAAGGTCGGCGACCGGCACTATGCGCTTCAGAACGAGAATAACCTTGAGATGTACGGGCGCAAGGTGGCATTGTTGCAAGTGCTCAAGTACATGCCGAAGTCTATCGAGATGCAGAACGTCCAGAGCCTTGAGCATCGCGCCGAGGAAGGATTGCAGCATCTTACCGTGTCGAGCGGTGGCATCATCGATGCCGAGTTTGTAGACATCAGCGATGGCGTCCAGCGCCAGGAGACGCAGGGAGCGATTGACGGCGCGGCCACACGCACGGAGCAGGTCAAGACCGTGGTGAGCGCCGCTCGCAGGGACAGCAAAGCGAAGGCTGAGACTGCGGTAGCACAGCAGGAGCAGCAGCCGCAAACGCAACAGAAGAGCGAACTGGAGCCGAAGGAAAGCGAGCCAGCAGGGGCGCAGGCGGAAGTTAGTGGATCGCTCTGGTAAACGAGTTTTAGGGAGGCGGCAGTCCATCGCCGTCATCCCCTAAGCGGGTGGATCGCCCAGCTAACTACTGGCACATGGCGACGGGCAGGGGAGGGCCACCTGCCGCTATGCCGATCCATCCGTAGGCCATTGACAAGGAGAGAATAGAATGTCACAGACAACGACTTACACCTGCGATCGATGCAGAGCGCAGAAGGTTGACGAACCACAATTCCTCACTGTCGTGACCGTGCGAGTGGGCGCTGGTTGGTCACGAGACGGATACACGAATGCCGTTATCCCGGCGCAGATGTGGTGCAACGAGTGCATCGTGCAAATGGGACTGCTTCACCCCGGCACACTTTCGATGGACTCGTCCAAGGCCCCGGCGACACCGCCAACTCTTGAGGAAGTCATTCGCGAGATTGTGCGGGAAGAGATTCAAGCCGCGCAGACATGACCCGCCGCAACCTCGCCACCGCTCGATACTACTGGCGCAATGACAGCGTATGTCGGCGGTGTGGGCAGGCGGTTCGGTTCTACGCAACTCCAGATGGCGTGCGGGTGCTGAATCCGATGCCGAAGGACGATAGCCCGGTGGTCGAACATCGGATGGCTTGCAAGGGAGATAAGGCGCGTGACTAAACTTTGGTGGACGATCCGCGCCATTCTTTTTGGAAGAATAGAGCATAATCCAGGTACTCTGGCGGACTGCCCTTGGTGCCAAGAAATGAATCGCAAACTCGGAAAACAAAAACTAACCGGCAAGTAGTGCCTTGCCGTCGCCGCTGGATAGGGAGAAGAAGTACATCTTAGCCTCATGAATATCCTGCAATGAGGCAGCGGCGACGAGAATGCACCGCAAGCAACAAGGAGAGAGGTTTTCATGCACTTCAAGTCGTTACGCATCGAGGGAGCGCTGTCCCATAAAGACACGACGCTAGAACTCGCGCCGCTCACAGTTTTCAGGGGCTTCAATGGAAGCGGTAAGTCAACCATCGTCAACTGCTTCAACGCGCTCGTCACGGGCCGCACATCGTTCACCAACGAGAAGGGTCAGTTTCTCGAATCACTGATCCGCGCAGGTGAAGACAAGTGCGTCATCACCGCCGAAGTAGGCGATGCAGGCGAGACGCGCATCCTCCGCACCAGCATCACCGAGAAGTCTGGCCGAACACCGACATGCAAGAAGGCTGACGATGCTGGTTACACCGGCACGGACTATCTCGCCATGCTGGCCATGAAGCGCGATGTGTTGCGCGTGCTGATCGATGGTTCGTGGTTCTTCAACCCGCTGCGATCCGAGGCAGACCAAAAGGAATTGCTGGCGTCGATCATTCTGCCCGCGACGGTCGAGTTCGACAAGTGGGTATGGGACGCAATGACCGAGTGCGGCATCGGCGCAAACATTATCCGAACCCAAAAGCCATTCGAGTTGATTCAGGAGTGCTACGACGCGGCATTCAACGAGCGCAAGGCCGTCAATCGATACATCAAGGATTGGCGAGAACCGGAGAAGCCAGCGAATTTGGCACCAAACGCTCCAGATGACATTCGGGCACGGCTCAAGGATCGCCAGGACAAGCGAACCGAATGCGCTGTGCGGAAACAAAAGTTGGTCGGCGACTGGGATAAGCAGAAATCGGCGATGGAAAAATCCGGCCAGCAGGTCGAGGCGCTGAAGAAAAAGCTCGAATCGGAGCGGTGGAAGCGCGAGGACGCGGCTAAGGGGCTGCTGTCGGCTGCCGCGCTCAAGGAACACAAGAAGATTGCTGGCGAGGCCGATAAGGCCAGGAAGATCGATGCCGACGTGATCGCGGTTCGCGCCGAAATCGCAGCGCAACGCCGGACGCTGACCATCTTTACCGATGCAGCCGAGGCTGGTAACTGCCCGACGTGCCTGCGTGACCTGCCCGAAGACGCCGTGCTCGGAATCAGCGACCCGATTGCCGCCAAGATTCAGGAGTTGACGGAGCGCGAGCGCGAGTTATTGAAGCAGCGCCAGGCTATCGGCGATGTCGACGGCGCGCAGAAGAACTTGGATGCGCACGCGACGGCCGAAAAGCAGGTTACGCTGATCGACGAGCATATCGCCGAAGCCGAAAAGGATCTTGCTGAGGCGGAAAAACAGGCGAGTACCGAGATGCCAGCGCAGCCCGACACGACCGCCATCGATGCCGAGTTAGCCGACTTCGACCGGCGCATTGAGATGGGCAATGCGGCGCTGCAAGAGGCTATCCGGGCCGAGTCCGCAGTCGAGACGCATAAGAAGGCGATGGAGGCCAAGGCGACGCTGGACAAGAAGAAAGAGGCGCTGGAAAAGTTGCTTGATTTCTTCGGGCCGAAGGGAATCTCCGCGAAGTTGCTGGATGAATCGGTAGCGCCGTTCGAAGCGTCGATGAACAAGATTCTGGCGGGCTGGGGGTTCGAGTGCCGGCTGTCGTTCTCGCCATTCGCGTTCATGGTGAGGAATGTTGGGAGTGAACAATTCTTTCCGCTGAAAACGATGAGCGAAAGCCAGCAGCAGATGTTTCGTGTCAGTTTCCAAGTTGCGCTCGCAAAAGTGACCAAGTTTAACTTTGTCGTCATTGACCGAGCCGATGTGTTCCTTGACTCGAACCGGGCACAACTCTACAAGAACCTGATGGCGGCGGAGTTGGAGCAAATCATCATTTTCCAGTCAGACGACCGGCGAGAGGTTCCGAAGGCTGCGAGAAGTGCATTCTACATGCTCTCACTGGACAAGAGTAATGATCCGCCGGTGACGATCACTGAAAGGCTGTAGCTATGGCTGAAGCATACCCGCTTTACTGGCCGGAAGGCTGGGCCAGAACCAGAAACCGCGAGCACTCCAAGTTTAAGACGGGGTTTGGCGCAGCCCGAAACCTCCTTTTTGCCGAGCTTGGCCGCATGGGCGCGTCGAAGATCATACTGTCCACGAATATCCCATTGCGCAATGACGGTCTGCCGCGCGCGAATATGAAGCCGGACGGCGGTGATTCTGGCGTTGCCGTCTATTTTCAACGCAAGGGGAAGCCCATGGTTTTCGCCTGCGATAAGTATCGAGAGTCATGCGACAACATCTATGCTATCGCCAAAACAATTGATGCCATGCGCGGCATTGAACGCTGGGGCGCATCGGACATGATGGAGCGGGCATTCTCTGGCTTTAAAGCTTTGTCGTCGAGCACGAGCCGGGAATGGTGGGAGGTTCTTGGAGTTAACCGCGATGCGAGCATGGGCGACATAGACACGGCATACAGGCATCTAGCGAGGACAAGGCATCCTGACGTGCCGGGTGGAAGCCATGAAGCCATGTCGGAGTTGAATACTGCGCGAGAACGGGCGCTGGCGGAAGTGCGACGATGAGCCAAATCTCCTTCACCGCATTCGCGACTCCGCAGCCACAGGGCAGCGTCAAAGCCTTCATGATCGGCGGCAAGCCGCGACTGACGACTGACAACTCGAAGCTGAAGCCGTTTCGGTCGGAGGTGACTCGCTGCGCTATGATGGCGATGCGCGATGCCAGTTATGAATTGCCGATGGCTGGTAAGCATGTGCCGGTGGAAATAAACGCCGATTTTTTCTTCGCAAAGCCAGAGAGCATCGGCAAGAAAAGGCTGTATCCTTCCGTAAAGCCCGATGTGGACAAAATTTGCCGCAGCCTGCTTGATTCCATGACCGGAGTCGCGTTCCATGACGACGCCCAGGTGATCGCCATCAACGCGCGCAAGCACTATGGTATGCCGGAGCGTGTCGAAGTTACTGTAACAACGATTTGAAAGGGAGTCATGAAAGTCTTGTCACTAACCCAACCATGGGCGCAATTGATCGCGGTCGGCGCAAAGCAAATCGAGACGCGAGGCTGGTACACGGCATATCGCGGACCATTGCTCATCCATGCCGCCAAAGGCTTTCCAAAGTGGGCGAAAGAGACCTGCGAGGAAGATGACTTTCGCAATGCGCTGTCCGGCCTGCTGCCGAACCAACTCCCAACCGCCGCCATCGTTTGCCGATGCGAGTTACTGGCATGCGTCAGGACCGAAGACGTCCACAAACTCCGCGCTGTTGGGATTGTGCCGCTCGTGCAGGAGTTGAAGTTTGGCGACTATTCAGAGGGCCGCTGGGCGTGGGGCTTGCGCTTGGTCGAGCGATTCGTCGAGCCGATACCTGCGCTCGGAAAACTGGGGCTTTGGGAATTTCAATTTCAAGGAGAGTAAACAACATGGGCAACTTGCCAAAGGAAGTAACGAAGTATCTTCGCCGAACCTTTACCGAGGCCGAGCGCCTTCAGATGGCGGACGAGTTGGCTGCGTGCCATAGCCGCCAGGCAACCATCGACAATGAAGAGGCTGTGATCAAGCAGCAATTCAAAGTCCGCCGAACTCAGATTGAAGGAACCATCGAAACGCTCGTGCTCAACCTTCAGCAGAAGTTCACAATGGAAAACATCAAATGCCGGATCGAATACGGAAAGCCGAATCCGCTCGAAGTGAGTTTCATTCGCATCGATACGGGAGAGGTAGTCGAGACGCGCGCCATGACCGCCGATGAGCGCCAGCAGGAGCTTCCGCTGGAAGTCCCGCCGAACGAAGCCGCAGCCGAGGCATCCGCAGAGCAGTCTGCCGCGAACGTGGCCGAGTTCTTTGGCGCGCAGGACAGGACGGCAGCGGACCAGCCAGAGCCGATTGAGATCGAGCAAGTCGAAGTGGCGACAAACATGGTTTTCGATCGCGCGCCAGACGCTCGCCAGATTCCGATTGAGCGTGACGACAACCCGTATCTCACCGCCGAGGCCATTCAGCACGCTGAAGACCCCGCACCGAGCTTCTTCATCCAGCAAGAGCAGGACGCACTCGCGGCAATGCCAGACGAGGGGATCGATCGCCCGAGCCCGGGACCGGAACTTATCACAGCCGACGAAATGTTCGCCCAGGCCGTCCGTCTCACCGTCGAAGGCGGCAAGTGCTCAACCTCGATCCTCCAGCGCGAACTGGCCATCGGCTACGCGCGCGCCGCGCAACTGATCAACCTGATGGAGAATGCCGGCGTCGTCGGCCCAGGCGAGGGCAACGGCAAGCGCGAAGTGCTGAAAGACAAGGCATGGCTCGCCGAAGTGATGAGCGGCACTGTAGACCGCCACCCAGCCGACGAGGTGATTGCGCCGAAGGAAGCATCTCCGGTCGCCAACATCGCCGACGAACACAAAAAGCGTGTCGCGAACACGTTCAAACCGAAGGCGCTGCGAGAGTCGGGATTCAAGGCGGAAGAGCCGAAGTTGCCGGAGCAGTGGTAAGTCATGACGCGACCAACCGGAAGACCAGGAGGCCGGCCGCGATCTGCCGAGATAGACAGGCTTGCCTCTGTTTTGGGCATCGACAGGAAGCGCGCCGGTCGTTTGGGTGTCCGGAAGCTCAGGGCGACTCTGCGCGTGCGCGGGGAGCGGCTTCCGGCGTTGGCGAAGGTGGTTTTGGCGGAAGTGAAGACGCCGGTTAGCGCCGAGGATTCCGCGGAACCTGATTGGCTCAGGAGAGATGCGGCGCGAGCGCAGCGAATGATGGAGTTGGCGGAAAGGTTGAGGGCATAGACGGTGTGGCTATATCTACCTATCTCAGTTTCTTCTCGGGAGCAGGAGGGCTCGACCTTGCCGTCCGACTCGCTGTGCCAGACGCTCGCTGTATCGGCTATGTGGAGGTCGAACTTCCGGCAGCCGCGTTTCTGGTTGCGCGCATGGAAGACGGTTCCCTGGATCAAGCGCCTGTTTGGTCCGACATTCGCAGTTTCCCAACCGGGCTCTATCGTGGCCGAGTGGCTGGAGCAGTTTTCGGTTTCCCCTGCACGGATTTGTCTGTCGCAGGAAAGCAAGCGGGCCTCGAAGGAGGAACCCGAAGCGGACTCTTCTATGACGCCATGCGAGTCGTTCGCGAGGTTGGGTGCGAATGGTGCCTTCTGGAAAACGTCCCCCCAGTTCTCGCTTTTCCCGCAGGACACGCCGTACTCCGAGAACTTGCCGAAAGCGGGTTCGATGCTGAATGGATTTCTCTACGAGCGTCCGACGTTGGCGCTCCGCACAGACGAGAACGCATCTTCATCCTGGCCCACCGCGCTGGCCTAGGACTCCGAGAGTTGCGGGAATCATCCGAACGCCACGGACTCATTGGGGGGGCGACACGTAACTGGACAACGCCACAGAGTAGAGACGCCGACAAGTGGCATAACCGGGGATCAGAAGACGGCCACCAGCAGAATCTGAGCGGGCAGACGCATCACTGGAAGACGCCGCACGGTATGGGTGGTATGGATGCAGTCGGAAAACATGGCGGGGCCGGTGGAGGCGAGTTTGCGAAGCAGGCGAACAACTGGCCGACGCCATCATCAACCGATAGCGAACGCGGCGGGAAGCAAACCGAAAATATGTCTGGCGTGTCATTGACTCAAACCGTAGGATCATGGACCGATGATGACTGGTAATTGGAGCACGCCAAGCGCACATGACGGACGAAGGCCGGGAAATGACGATACGAGCACGCAAGGACGCAACCTCAAGCGCGAGGCCGAGAACTTTCTGGCCGACGCCGAACACGCCATCCGGGGGGGCAATTTGATGGCCACTCCTAAGCACGCGGGCGGAATTGATTTGGAAGGGGCGGCAGAGCTATGGCAGACACCGAGCACGGATTCGTTTCGGAGCCGAGGCGGGGATCGCAAGGACGAGATGGGGTTGGATCAACAGGCGAGATTTGTGCAATTCCCGACGCCAGCAGCACGGGACTACCGCAGCGAATCGGGGGGGGCAGCGACCATGAGCCACTTCAATCGCCCAGCAGGGCCGAGCCTTCCTGCAATGATCGAGCACTCTTTCCGCCAGGACCAGCCGACCGAGACGCATGGCGAAGCATCCTCGCAGCAAGAGCAGACCTCGCACCCGCCGTCAGCGCCGAAGAGACTCAACCCCAAGTTTGTGGAGTGGCTTCAGGGATTACCAGAGGGATGGACTTCAGTCGGCAAGATCAACTCCGAAGCCTTGGTAACTTGGTCTGCCCAGAGCAGGGCGCTTTTGCGCTCCTTGTTCTCGTCGATCGAGCGCTGAGATGACCAACGATTACGGATACGACGAGGGGTTGCCGTCGAACCCGAGCAGTGAGCGATACGTACTCGGAGCGATCCTTCTGGAAAACCACGCTCTCGCCGAAGCCCAGGAGAAGCTGAAGGTCGAGGATTTCAGCCTGGACGGGCACCAGCGCATCTACCAGCGAATGACAGAGCTCGCAGCCGGTGGCCATGCTATCGATCTGGTGACTCTGGCGAACGAACTGGCGAGGCACAAGGAGATTGAATCAGTCGGGGGGGTCGCGTACCTCTCGGGACTCACAGAGGGACTGCCGCGGCGCCCGGCGATTGCCGAATACGCGTCTATCGTCAAAGACAAGAGCATCCTCCGAAGGCTCATCCTGACCTGCAATGCAACGATCGCAAGAGCCTCGGACCAAAGCGAAACGGCGCTGGAGGTGCTTTCCTACCACGAAGGCAAACTCGAAACCATCGCCAACTCATCGGAGGAATCAAGCGATCTGGAATCGGTCGGGCAGTGGCTTGGAAAGAATGATATCTTTGCCGAGCGTGTGCCGGGGATCATGTCGGGGATCGACGCTTACGACGAGTTGACCGGAGGATTCCAGCCGGGGGAGTTGACGGTAATTGCCGGCAGACCTGGCGCGGGCAAGACAAGCAACGCCTGCACGCTCACATGGCAGGTGGCGCGGCAGGGAAAGAGCGTAGCGACGTTCATCAATGAGCAGCGCAAGCATTCGTTCATGGGCCGGATGCTGTGCGGCCGATCTGGAGTGTCGTTCAAGAATTACGTGCGCGGCCAACTTGATTTTGTCGAAAGGCAGTACATCGAAGACGCCATGCGCGACTTCAAACTTTGGCCGATTTACTGGGAGAGCCGGACGCCGATGACGATTGCGAGTATACGCGCGAAGTGTCGGCGTCTGCATCGGACTGGCGACCTGGACATTCTCATCGTGGACCAGTTGAGCGGACTATCGAACGACGGGTTTGCGGAGAAGGGCAAGCGGTCGGACGAGATCATAGGCGCGAAAGTGAAGGCGCTCAAGAATATCGGCATGGAGATGGGGATTCCCGTTGTGCTGTACGTCCAGTTAAATCGCGAAAGTACGAAGGGGAGCGACGCGCGGCCAGTGCTGTCTAGCCTGAAGGGGTCGGGCGAGATCGAGGAGCATGCCGACAATGTTGATTTGCTGCACCGGCCCAGCTACTACGACCGCGACAGCAAGGAAGATGATTTGGTCATTCGGGCCAAAAGCCGCGATGGCGAGACTGGCGATGTGCGATGCGAGTTTGTGCCAAGTATTTGTCTTTGGAGGAATAAGAAGAAATGACGAGCTACGAAGAGTTTTTGGAGCAGAAGAGATTCACGCCGAAGGTTGCGGGGTTGACTGAAATCCCGCCGCTCAACTCATTGATGTTTCCGCACCAACACGATACATGCGCTTGGGCACTGCGGCTGGGACGCTCTGCGGCATTCTTAGGCACCGGCATGGGGAAATCATTCATCGAGTTAGAATGGGCGCGTGTCGTGGCTGAAAAGACTGCGATGCCAGTTCTATTGCTCGCTCCGTTGGCCGTGGCGCACCAGATGATTACCGAGGCTGCCAAGTTCGGCATCCGGGCAAAGTATTTCAAAGAGGCCAAAGGATTCGGAGACGAGCACATTATCGTCACCAACTATGAGCGCATGGATAATTTCGACGCCGAAGATTTCTCCGGAGTAGTATGCGACGAAAGTTCGATATTGAAGGCCATGGACGGAAAGACGCGGACTAGACTGATTGAGAAGTTCCGCGATACGCCATACAAACTCGCAGCGACGGCTACACCGGCGCCAAACGATCACATGGAACTCGGAAACCATGCCGAGTTTCTAGGTGTAATGACAGCCACGGAGATGCTGTCTATGTTCTTTGTCCACGATGGGGGCGAGACGCAGAAGTGGAGACTCAAGGGTCATGCGCGCAAGGAGTTCTGGAAGTGGGTATGCTCATGGGCTGTCAATATCAGAAAGCCGTCCGATGCGGGATACGATGACGGGCCATTCATCCTACCCCCATTGCATTATCATGAGCACATTGTTCAAGTGGATACGCCGAGCGAGGGGATGTTGTTCGCGATGCCTGCCGAGTCGTTGAGTGAAAGGCTCGCGGCCAGGCGTTCCACTGTTGATGATCGCGTTGCCCAGGTCCAAAGGATCATTGCCGCAGAATCGGATGAAACGTGGCTGGTCTGGTGCAACTTAAATCGAGAGTCAGAGATGATCGCGGCTACGGTTCCGAAAGCAGTAGAGTTGACGGGCTCTGATTCCGCAGATGACAAGGCGAATTTATCGCAACAGTTCGCCGTCGGCCTGATTCCTGTCATGGTTTCTAAGGCTTCGATTCTTGGTTTTGGAGTCAATTATCAGGCTTGCTCTCACCAGATATTCGCTGGCGTCAATGATTCATGGGAGCAATTCTTTCAGGCAATCCGGAGGTCATGGCGATTTGGCCAGACTAGGCCGGTCCACATCCACATCATCGCCGCATCGACCGAAGGCAATGTGCTGGAGAATCTAAAGCGGAAGGAAAGAGAGGCTGAGGAAATGGCTGAGGAAATGTTGGAAAACATGATGGATATGACGCGGATGAATCTGAAGGGGACGAGCAGAACGGAAGTTTCATACGAGCGCCAAGTGAAGAAAGCCGACAATTGGGAAATGCATCTTGCCGACTGCGTAGATTTAGCAAAAGAGATTCCGAACGATAGTATTCACTACTCAATAACAAGTTTGCCGTTCGACAGCCTGTACACGTACAGCGCCTCTGATCGCGACATGGGCAACTCCAAAAACTCCGATGAATTCTGGGAGCACTACAAGTTTCTTGTCGATGAAGAGTCGCGAATCATGATGCCTGGGCGTCTCCTCTCCGTTCATTGCATGAACATGCCTACGTCGAAGACTCGCGACGGATTTATTGGTATCCGCGACTTTCGTGGTGAGATTATCCGGGCCTATTGCGGATCGGAAGCGGCAACTTTGTACGACGCAAGGAAAGTTCTGGATCGGCTGGGCTACGACACGACAGAAATCGATGCAGCGCTGAAGGACGCTTCTCTGCGAAACGGAGGCTTTATTTATCACTCCGAGGTTTGCATCTGGAAAGATCCAGTCATCGCTATGCAGCGCACGAAAGCTATCGGTCTGCTCCACAAGCAGATTAATAAAGACTCGTGCATGAGCCGCCAGGGGGTTCCCGAATACCTCATCACCTTCCGCAAGCCTGGAGACAATCCTGAGCGAGTGGCCGGGCTGTTGCGTGATTACTACGGAGAATATGGAACGGGTCCAACTGCGGACGGAGAAGTACGCAGGAGCATCGAGATATGGCAGCGGTACGCCTCTCCGGTATGGATGGATATCAACCCGTCAGATACGCTTCAGTATCGATCGGCGAGGGAGCATGAGGATGAGAGACACATTTGTCCTCTCGCCTTAACTGTGATCCGTAGGGGAGTGCAACTCTGGAGCAACCCCGGAGATGTTGTCTACGATCCATTTACGGGCATCGGCTCAACCGGCTTCGTGGCCTTGGAGATGGGCCGCCGCTTCGTTGGATCGGAACTCAAGAAATCGTATTTCGAGCAGAGCGCTAGAAATCTCGGAAACGCTTTAAGCGCGTCACGCGGCTTGTTCGCTGGAGTGGCCGAGTTACCAGAAGACCAAGACGAAGACCTCGCCGTCGCCAGCGAACCCGAGCCCGTCCCCGCTGAACCTTCCACATCCGACTGGTAGTTTTCTCTTGACATTCACGCCGATCAGGACGAACATTGGTACACGCAAAAGGAGAGTCCATGGATGATTTAGACGAGCAACCCGGCTGGAACTGGCAGGCTATCGTAACGATCGCGGGCGCGCTGATTCTCGCCGCGTGCATAGGTGCTGGCGCTTGCTGGTTCTACATGCACAATGATCTTGCCACTGGTTACCGGCTGGGGCGCATTCAGGGGCACAAAGATGCGCTCTCGGTAGTTGGGACGTGGATGCCATGCAATTCGATTGGCGATCCATACTGGCAATGTGATCGCACTGCCGATGAGGTGTACGAGTTAATTATGCCAACCGCACAGGGATCTGAGGTGAAGTGATGTACGAAGAATCCAACAACGGAGAGCTGTTTACGGCGTTCATTCAGTGTGATGCTCGCAAAGGATCAGGAATTTGTCAGAATCGCGTCTCGGTAACGATGGGACGCAAGGAAGATGCCCTAGCGCTCATCTATCAATTGGGATTCCGCCTTTGTCGTGGCCATCAAGTGTGCGGAGATTGCGCAAAGAAAAAAATAGTGTTTCCGCGAAAGGCCAACCGATGACCATGGAATCAGCAATCGAGCAACTGGCCGCAGCGGTGCGGTCGCAGGGCGAAGCAAGCGCGGTCGCCGAACTCATTCGCCAGCGAGACAAGGCCGTCAAGGACAAGGAGAATGTCCAATACTGGCGCGACTGGGAAGAAAGAAGGGCGAACGAGTATAAAGGAAAACTCCAAATCGAGCGCCGTCGCACAGCCGCCCTGCGCGGCGTAATCAAGAGGATGAAGGGAAAGGGGATGTGATGAAATTTAGCGTGACTGGAACCGTACAAGGCGGAGTCTATCTGGGCGAAGTTGAGGCCGAAAGCCCAGAGCAGGCAGAGAAGCTAGGCTGGGCATTGCCGAACGCCTACATCATTTTATGCCATGAATGCGCGCACAAAGTTGAAGATCTGGAAATCACAGAGATTCACGTGGCGCCTGCTTCATGATCCGCCGCGCCCTGAAACCGCTCGCAGTGGGATGCGCGGTGCTGCTGATCATGGCCGCGATTGTCATAACGCATCAGTAACCGGGCAGCTAATCTGTGAGGCATTATGGGTGAAGTAAAGTATCGCGAGATTCCGTTGAGCAAAGGATTGTCTGCCACCGTAGACGCTGACAATTACGAGCGATTCAATGATCTGAAGTGGTTCGCCCGCTTCGACGCAACTAGTGGTCTTTACTACGCTGAAGCCGCTCTGTCTAAAAATGGAAAGACTGTAAAAATATCGATGTCTCGCATGGTTCTCGGCTTGGAGAAGGGAGATCGCAGACACGCTGATCATATTCAGCCACACTTGACTCTAGTCAATACGCGAGAGAATCTGCGCATCGCAGACCTATTCGAGAGTGCGCAAAACCGCCGTAGCAGAGCAGGAAAGAGCGGTTACCGTGGAGTGCATCCCGCACCCGACGCCAAGAATCGCTTTCGCGCTCAGTTGCAATCTAAAAACAAGGTCTATTTTGGTCCCTCTAGACCATCGCGGGAAGAGGCATACCAAGACTATTGCGATATGGCCAAAAAGCATCATGGCGATTTTGCAAGGCCAGAAGCCCGCTAGCCTGCGGTGTGGGCATAGGCTTACACCGGAGCTTACCTGCTCCAATGCGCGGCGGCGTGAATCCCGGTCATCATTGACACCGCCAGAATAAGCCGTATCGGGTGGGCCCGCGCATGTAGCAAACGCAAGACAGCAGAAGGAGAAAGAGATGAATTGGCTGGGCTCGAAGCAAGCTCTTGATTGTGTTCCGTATCTGTTTGGTTTCCAGGCTCTACTGGTTATAGTCGGAGGGATCATACATATTCGGCTTTGTATTTTGCGGGCGCGATTGGAATCTTTGCGTCAGAAGGAGCGGCAATGAAGCACACAGCGGAAGTGAAGTTGAGGCCGTGCCCGTGGGGATCGGAACATCGACTCCAACTGACAGCCGATAAAGAGCGAGTTAGTTGCACACAAGATGGATGTCCGGTTGGTTGGTACGCGATTCCCATTGTTGCTTGGAACACTCGCCCCCATCATGACCGGCTCGTGGAGGCGCTGCGGAAGGCTTTGGTCTTCTGTGAGGCCGAACAGGAGTGCAGGGAGGCAAGTTGCCTGCCAGAACCAACAAAGGATGAGGAGCCCTATCTGGAAGAGGCATCTGAAATCGTTGACCTTCTACGTGCCGCCCTAGCCGCCGAGGACGCATACGAGGAGATCAATGCCAAAGACTAACGAAAACAAGAGGTTAATTCGGGCAGAAGCGATAGTAGAGATGTTGCGAATCTTCTACCCAAATCAAGTCGAGCGAGCTGAGAATCTAGCAGACTTGGCTATGAAAACACCTGACAACTCTCCGCTCAAAGGGGAAGCATACGAAAGCGAGGTGCAGCATGGGTGAGGAAATTAAGATACCGGAGCGATGGAAAGAAGACTACGAGCAGTGCGGCGAGAAATCATGCCTGATTTGCACGCTGATCCGCGAAATAGCCACGCTGGAGCAGCAGCTTGCCGAGCGGGACAGGACCATTGCGCGGCTGAGTGCAGAATGGAAGGCACTTCCAGACTCGCAAGGCTACTGGTGGCACTGGGAAGGCAATCCAGACGTCATGCCGTTCATCCACGGCGTACTGGTCAGTAAAACCGGGCCGGATCGTTATTTTATTCAGTACCCCGATAGCCGCTGGTGCGATGAGGTGGGCGGAATCTGGATGAAGATAACCCCTCGCCAAGTTCCGACTCAGGCAGAATTCGACGCCATCATCGCAGAACGAGCAAAGGAGACAGAATGCTAAGTAAAGATCAGCACATGGGTGGGGGATGGGAGAAACTAGATGCCCAGCCTAAACCCACTTGTCCACATGGCAAATCACCCGATGTTTGCTGCCTGCGGTGCAATTCTTGGAGTGCGCCCGCATCGCTGCCAGAGGATGCGATTGAAGCAGCATGTGCCGTGTATCACGATGAGATACACGGCGAGCGTGGATCATGGCAGGATCTAAAGCCCAAGTTGAAGCCAGCTTTTCGAGAGGCCATGGAAGCAGCCCTGCGTAACTTCGCCCAGCGTCCGGATGTGCTGGGAGAGCCCAACGAAGATGATGAGGGCTATGCGTATTCAGCCGGGGCCGCTTTGCGTCCGTATCAGATTGTGTGCAACTTCCTCAAGCAGAGGCGCACCCGCCTGTTCGCGCCCAAGGAGCCGAGCCTGGAGCAGGAATTGAATGAAATATGTAGTTACGCCGCGACCATTGAAGAGTCGCCCCGCGAAACTAGCCGAAAGATTCTCTCCCTCATCCAGCGCCAGCAAGGGAAAGGAAAAGAGTGATGGGTAGCGTGACGGAAATACCTTCGGGAACTTATAAGGCGAAGTCATTTGAGTCGCATTGGAGCGAAACTGCATT